AAGATATTATGGTGGTGCTGTTATAGAATTTGATACTCAAAAATTAAGTGATAATTATAAAATTATACCATTTTCTGAAAATCCAGATTATTATTTATGGTATAGTGGTGATGAATGGGGTCATAGTATAAAAGGAAAGTCACCAAAATTAAATGATAAAGTAGATAAAGCTTTAAGAAACAAAAAATATGGCAAACAATATTGGGATTTAAAAACAAATAAGGATGCATCTGATCATGATATATCAGAAGAATTAATAGTAACTAAAGAAATACCAAATATTATAAAATATATCAAAAAAATTTATTTAACTAGTCATGATAAAAGTTCAGAAGATATATTATGGAAGTTAAGTATACCTTATGAACTTATTGGTCATAAATCAACAATATCTGATTTAAAAAACAAAATCAAAAAGCCTTTGTACTCGAAACAGTTTTAGTTAGTACTGTTATATTAACAACATTATTTAAATAAGTTACTTCTTGAACTTCACAAGTTCCACCAAAACACACGTTTTTACACTGTTTAACTTTAAAATTACATTCTGTATTTTTAGGAAATGAATTTATATATTTTAAAGATTCTTTTTCTTCAATTATAAATGTAAATGTAAATTCATAAATTGGACCAATTTCAAGTAAATTACCTGATTCGTCAGTGAATTCTACACCATCCATTGCCCCTTTTCTCTTTTTTGTTTTTTGATAATGCTGTTTGTGGCAACATTAAACCTAAAACAAAGCTTAATATAACAATAAGACTTAATACAACTTTTTTCATAATTTTTAATTTTTAATTAATAATTTAAGGTTTATTTATAAAATATTAAAATCTATTTACAGACTTAATATTGTTATTTTCAAATTCAATTTCTAAATTTTCAGAAAAAAGAGCATCAAGTTGACCATTTTTAAAAATAACATGATCATCATCTGAAGGTAACCAGCCTTTTAATTCTTCATTTACCCTGCAAATTTTTTTGAGTTTTAATTTTTCAATATCACTTAATTTTCCAAAAACCATAATATTTATTTTTAAATACTGTACAAAGATAATTAAATTATTTATATTTTGGATATTTTTCCAATAATTTTTTGCTATAATGTATAAAAAATTCATCATTTCTAATAGCTTTATATTCAATTAATGTTTCTTCATCTGACCATTCTTGTCTATTAAAAATTTCCTCATAATTTCTATTTAAAAAATTAATATAATTTTCAATTTGTTTTTCACAATTTTTAATTTTCTTTGAATTTACTTCCACCTTGTTATAAGTAATGCAAGGATAAAATTTCATACTATATAATGTATCATCAACACTATTGGTACTATTACCAACAAATTTAAATTCATATTTATTATAATTTAATTTGTCTTCAACAGTAATAGTAGTGACAGTTACTCCATCAAACAGTTTGTTTTCTACAAAAGAACTTTGTTCTAATTTATTAATAACTGTTTTTTTTGTGTCTTTGTTCAATTTAAATTTGGATAATTCTCCAATTTGAGATTCTGAATTTAATAAACCAAACGATAAAAATAATGCTAAAAATAAATTTTTCATAATAATTACATTTTAATTTTGTGCAAATATACAAAAATATTATTAATAAAAAAAATTAATATATACTTAAAAATATATTCAATATAATGAAATTTATAAAGAAATTTGAAGATAGATATGAAAGAAAATCCAAATATAAATATTTAGGTGAAGAAGATAGTAAAGAATTAAAAATATTTATTACAAATTTTATTAAAAATATTGATATTGATGGTAATATAAATAAATTAACATATAGTGATTTTTATGATGCTGATTTTGATTATAAGAGTATATTTGAAGATATGCTAACTAGTAAAAAATATGATTCAAATAATATATTCTATCAAATTGATACTCAATTTAAATCTAAAGGTACATCAATAACAGCACCACAAATTAGAAATTCAGCATTTAATATTATTGATTCTAAAATGAAAGCTTTAAATTTAGATAATAAAATGGAAAAAAAATTGATAAAATTGTTAGAAAAAGAACCAACAAAATATAAAAATAGACTTATCTCAATGGGTGATTTGGTAACAGATACAGTTAAAGATGCTTGTAGGTGGATGTTAGATTATAGGAAATATAATATATAAAAAAAATACAATAAGATATGAAAACCAGGAATAGAATAGTAAAATTTAGTTTATTTGAAAATATCGAAGATGAAGGTAGATTGCCAAATAAAATAACAGAGTTGTTAAATAAACAAATTAAGAATGAATTGCAATCATCACAAATTTACAGGGCTATGTCTTGTTGGCTAGATAATGCAGGATGGGTTGATGGTGCAAAATACTATTTTAAAGCTGCTCAAGAAGAATTAACTCATATGGATAAAGTTTATCAGTATTTATTTAATAGAAATGTTGTAGCTAAAGTTCCAGTTACAGAGGAAGTTAAACAGGATTTTGATTCAATTGAGGAAGTTTTAAGAGAATCATTAAAACATGAGATGCTAGTTTCAACTGAATGGGAAGAAATTTCAAGAATTTCTAAAGAAGAAGATGATAGTACAACATTTGAATTTGCTCAATGGTTTTTAACTGAACAAATATCTGAAGAAAATAAGTTTAGAGATGTTTTAGATAAAATAAATTTAGATATGCCTAAATGGAAAATTGATGAGATATTTAAAGATTTATATAATTAATATGAAAACACTAAAAAGAAGTGAATACAATAATATATATGGTGTCTATAAAATTAAAAGTTTAATTGATAATAAAATATATATTGGATCAACTAAAAATTTATATGGTAGAAATCTTCATCATTTTGAGTGTTTAGTTGGTAATTATCATAGGAATTTTAAATTACAAAGATTTTCAAATAAACATGGAATAAATAATTTAGAATTTGAAATTATTGAAATTGTTGAAAAAATAGAAGACTTATTAATTAAAGAACAATATTATATAGATTTATATAATTCGTGCGATAATGGATTTAATATAGTTCCTATTGTTGAATCCACCACTAATGGATATAAACACACAGATGAAACTAAAATAAAAATAGGAGAAAAATCAAAAAATAGAATTTTTTCTGTGGAATCAAAAATTAAAATGGCAAATAATAGAATAGGTATATGCTGTGGTGAAAATAATAATCATTTATCAAAATTAAAAGAAAATGAAGTAATTATAATTAAAAAAATGTTAAATTCCGATTTAAGTATAACTGATATATCTAAATTTTTTAATGTTAATTTTAGAACAATTGGTAATATAAAATATAATATAAGATGGAAATATTTAATAATAACCGAAAAGTTAACAAACGATGAAATAAAATATTATAAAAATATTTTTGAGTCTAATAAAAATATAAGGAAAAATTCAGTTTTAATTGAAAAAGAAGTTAAACACATTAAATATTTAATTGAGAATAATACAGATAAGAAAAAAATTAAAAATTTTTTTAATATATCAAGTTCAAGTCTAAATAATATAATTAGAGGTAAAAATTGGAAAGATATTGAAGCTGAAAAAATATCTGATTTTAATATAAATTAAAAATGGAAAAAGCCACCTATCGAGGTGGCTTTTTTTATACCTATCTATTCTGACAGCCAAGATAGACTTTTAAATCTTGGTTCGGTATTATTGTAACGGATATTTTGTCAGTCTTTTACTATCTCATTAAATATAACCTTTAATCTAACAGCCAAAATTAAATTTTGGTTTGGTTTTATATATTGTTAGCCTTATTATCTATTTGCTTTTTTGGCTTCTTTTATCTTTATTTATTATATATTATAGTTTACCTCTTGGGAGGATCGTGTCCTTTATTCATATTTGTAATTTTTATTTGTTATTTTATTTTTTTATCTATTATTCTAACTTTTTTGCTTTTTTGGCTATCTATTATATTATTAAATTATTATATTAATATAATGACGGCGGATCTTTTCCTCTATTCATAATTTTAATTTTTTATAAAAATTTTTCTTCTAATTCTTGTTTTATTTTTTGTTGTTCAGTTTCTGGAAATTTTTTGACAATATCTTTAATCATTTTTCTTTTTGTGCCATTATTAACAAAAACCAATAAATTTCCAAATGCAATAATAAATATTGCAAAAAGCATAAAATATTTAAATGGAACTATTGCATTATATACTATATAAGTATAGGAATTAAAAATAATACTACCAATTAATACTGTCAAAGCCGAGAATATTGAAATACTAATATATCCATTTTTGTTTTTCATGATAATTAATTTAAAATTTTTTTATTTAGAATTTGATTCTCTTTTTCAAAATTAAAATTTGGCTGTATTCCTAAAGAATAATTAAATTCCACATCAGTTAAAAACTTGTTTCTTTCTTTTTTACTTTTTACTTGAACAGTTTTCATAATTGTTGTTATTAATTATGGTACAAATATAGATATAATAATTGGAATAAAAAAATATAATATGATTATTTTTTAAATAATTTCAACATTTTTATAACTTCTGAAAAATGATAATACATACCATCAGCACCCATTATACCATTACCATTTTCAATTATAAAATCTGAATATATAGGTTTTATTTCTTCATCAGAAGTATGATATTTTTCAATTGTTTTTGTTGACCAATTTGGATCTGGTTTATATTCAGAATTAATGAAATATTCATAAATTGGTTTCCAATCTAAAAATGGATCAAATCCACATTTATCATCTATAAGTACATTATAATATGGTTTTTTATCATAAAATCCAAAAGAACCTTTTGCATCTGAAACTTCAGGATTTTCATTTACATATTTAAATAAAATTCCATCATTATTAAATTGATTTATATAAGATTCAATTTCATCAGGATAAGAAGATGTAAATAAAATCATAATAATATCTGGTCTACTATTTGTAATAAATTGCAATGTTTGCTTAACATAAGGATAATATATAATTTCTTTTGAATTTTTTCTATAATCTGGTATAGATATTACTCCATGCAAATCAATAAACCAATATGTTTCATACCATTTTTTTTCTTCCGCATGTTGAAACATTTTTTCTATCCAAACTAATATTTGAGGTTTATATTCTATCATATTTTTCTTTTTTAGAAATCCAATTTTCAGTATTTAATGTTTTACTTGTTTTTCTTTTTATTGTAATTTTTTCTTTATTAATATTATTAATAATCAAACTATATGACATATTATTTTCTTTAATAAACTTAGCTAACTCATCCTCACCAATAAAAATATATATTTCATTAGTGGGTGAAATTAAAATATATTTAAATTGTATTATAGATATTCCGATGTGAGATAAACTCATATTTTTTCTTGATTGATCACTATGTTTTCTATTTTTATTAGCATAACTTATTTTTGATTTTGTCTCATCACTTCTTTTTAAATTTTTTGATTTTAATGATTTACTAATTTTTTGTTTTATATCATCTGTTATATTAACAATTCCAGTCATTTTCTTACTCATTTTTTCTCTATATTCTTTAGTTTTGTGGTTTTTTCTTATATTATCTTTTGATATTTCAGAATAATTAAACACATTACCGCCATCTAATATATTTGTTAATGGACCATTATTATTAATATATTTACCTATTTTATCTATGACCATTTTTTCTTTATCAAATGCTTCCTCTTCTGTTAAATTTTCATATAGTTTTATTATTATAGGTTCATAACCACTTTCTAATATTTTTGTTATTTTGTTTATTTTTAATTTATTTCTTCTTTTATCAGTTAAATGATATTTATATCTATCATCTATTCCTTTTCCGACATAGAATGGTTCATATTCAAAATTCAAATCTGAATAATTATAATTTTCACTTTTTCTTGGATCTAAATATACATAAATATAATATTTTTTCATTTTGGTTTTATTTTTATATTATATATAAAAATCAAACCGTCCTTATAATTAAAATATTAATAATTTATATAATTATCCATTATTCACTTTTTGAATTAAGTTCGTCAATTTTTAACATTCTTTCTAATAAAAGAAAGTCTTTAAATTTATTTTTTGCAACTGCTGGTTTTCTAACAGAATTAGAATAGTATTCTACACAATCACAAGTAACTTTAAATTTTTTACCAAAAGGTTTCAAATCTGTACCACTTTTAATATTATACTGTAAACCAAAAAACCTGTTAGTTGGTTCTGCATAAAAATTGTCCATTGGATCTGAAAATTTACAATTTTTATATAGAGCATAAGAATGTTCTTTAAATTTCATTTGCCACAAAACATTAACACCTTTATCACCATGAAAATTTAATATGCTTAAATATTCTTTAAATAGCGCATCATTTAAGATAATTAATTCAAAACCTTTTTCTGAAGGATTTATCATCTTAAAAATATTTCTGTCCTTGTTGTAAATTTTTAAAAACTTTTTCATTTATTTTTATTTTTTATTAAATAGTAAAAATATAATATCGTATAAATTGCAGTTAATATTAAAACAAATAACCAAGTTTCATTCTTACGTATAAAAAACTGGTCAATTGAAATACCTAGCAAAAATGATATAGGTATTAATATATACCTTTGAAATAATATGTTTAATATTTTTTTCATTTTATTTGTTCACCGTTAAAATACATACCAAGTGTTGAATCATCTTTATTCCAATTATCCTCCAAAATTTGTTTAATGTCATTAATGATATCATCACTCACTTTTCCTTCTAATTTAGATATGATATTTTCATATGCATCAGCTTGTGCTTTTTTACACAAATAAACAGCATCACTCCTATCTAAAAATTGATGATTGTCAAATTCATCTTTAAACAAATTTTTCCAAAATTTTCCATCATCTACCTGATCACAAAAAGCTTCTTTCCAAGTTTCGTTTTCCATTGTTTAAAATTTAGATAAATCATTATCACCAAAAAGAACTTTTAATTTTTCTGATACACTTTTCATAAATTCTTTCTTACCTTCTACTGAACTCTCTAAACCAAGAATTGATTCAAATGCATAAGATGAAATCTCTTCATCAAAAGTTTCATCTATTATTTTCAAAATATCTTCTTCTTTCATTTTTTAATATTTAATTTCTTTGCAAATATATAAAAATAATTTAATAAAAAAAAAATACACGCATTTTTTATAAAACAAAAATACTATTTTTTCATATATTAAGAAAAAAAAATATATCTGTGATTTCTACATCTAATAACAATTACCTAATACAATTCGTTCCAAAAGAGTTTCAATATCTCACTCAACAAAAAAAAATTGAATACAAAGGTATCAATTTAAAATGTTCTTATTTGATTAATATTATACATGAATTAATAAGTAAATTTTATTTTATAGATGATGATAAGTTTAATTTATCATCTAAAATATTAAGAAAAAAATATGGTGAATTTTATAATTATTATATAAGTTATTTATGTGATAATAATTTCATCAATTTATCATCAAAATACTACGTTGGTAAAAAAACAAATTCATATAAAATAAATGTTAAATACGCTTACGATATAATTAGATGGAAAAATTTTGATGCTTTCTTAGTTAAGAAAAATAATAATAGATGTGAAACTACTATTACAGAAATTACTCAAAGTTCAATTCAACCTGATATAAGAAAAAAATTAATAAACTGTCTTGATAAAATAGATATTGATTATAATGGTGCTATAAAATATATGCACAAAATAAAGCCAGATATTGATGAAAATAAATACAAAAAGAATATAATATCAATTGATAATATTGAACACAACCACATATATTTTAACTTTGATGATTATGGTAGATTACACACAAATTTCACTATTCTTAAAAAAGAAATAAGAAATAATTATCTAACAATAAATAATGAATTGATTACAGAGTTAGATATAAAAAATTCACAACCATTATTTTTTGCTGTTATCTTAAAAAATGAATTATTACATATAAATGGCGACACTAAAAAATATTTTGATTTAGTTAAGTCAGGTTTATTATACGATGACATCATAAATAATTCTGATTTGAATAGTAGGAGGGAGGCTAAAGAGTTGATATATAAAGTTTTATTTGGAAACAATTTAAAGTCTGGTAAAAAAGTAAATAATATATTTAAGAAGATATATCCATCTGTTTATGAATATATTTTAGAGTTTAAAGAGAACAGAAAAAATTATAAGGAATTAGCACACGAATTACAAAAAAAGGAAAGTGATTTTGTATTTAATGTTGTAATTAAGGAAATTTTTGAAACATATCCAGATATAATATTATTTACGGTACATGATTCTATATTATTTCCTATCTCTTATAGAGATAAGGTTGAGTTAATATTTAATAAGCATTTTAATAATTTGATTGAAAATTTATAGAGAATCTAATCTACTCAATTTATATTTTCTGAGTGCAACTTTAACTTCGTGTTTTTCAAAAAAATGCTGTTCGAAATTTAAAATTCCACTTGTTACCTCATTTGCTATAACTAAACCGTTTTTATCTATTATTTGATATAATTCAGTATATTTTTTATGTAATTTACCTCCAACTACACTCTCTGAAAATTCAGTTTGAACCTCTTTTTTATGTGGAATAAAATGCACACCTGCAAAAAAATTCATATTATTAGGTATGAAATTTCCGTGTATTATATTACCATATTCAAGACTTATTTCAAAGTTTTTTTGTTCAATTAATTTGCTATACAGTAAAAAAAATTTATTAAAATTTGGCTGATAATTATAACTACAATAAACAGTATCATCTTCTGATATATCATTAAATCTTAAATATTTTAAATTAAAACCAATGCTATAAAATTTGTGTAAAAGTTCACCATATTTTATAGGTGAAAATAAATTATTAGTTTTATAATTACTATTGTTTTCATATTTTGAAATAAAAAAACTATAATCGAAATTAATATCTTTATGATTATAATATTTAAATCTTATATGAATTGTATCGTGATACATATTATTTTATAACTGTAATCATAAACCAAAAACAGCCATATACAAATGGTGTTAAAGCTATAAATGTAAAAAAATTAAAATATTTTTTAGGATCTACAATACTAGACAATAACCATGTTGATACTGACATAATAAGTGCATATAAATTGAATGTGCTTTTTTGTAGTAAAAAAGATATTAAATTATCTCCTGATGCATTTAATAATAATATTAATGATAGAATAATTAATTCTAAAAAGAATAATATTTTTAATTCATAGAGATAATTAAGTGAGAAAAATTTTTTCATGTTATTTTAAATTAAGTGTGACTAATTTAATAGTTTCTTTTGTGTCATTCTCCCATTCAATAAAAAAATCATTTTCTTCAAATTTTTTAACATTTGACATGAAATTTTCATCTTCTTTTACAAATACATAACCAGTTAAAATTTTATCTTCCATTATTTTTAATTGAGATAATTCTTCTTTATAGGTATTTAAAGACTTAGAATATATATCAAGAACATCATTTGTATTTAATGTTGGATTAGATAATTGTAATTCTTTGAAAATTGGTTTAATTGGTTTTTCAATTATACTTCGTTTGTAATATAAAACAATCTCAAATATTTCATCATATTCTGTCATGATATCAAAAATTAATTGATGCAAAGATATGAAATATTTTTAAAATAAAAAATTATACATTATATTTTTTAATGTCACCTTTAAATTTTAATTCTTTCATATAAGTGTATAAATCAAATTCAGGAAGTTCTTGATAACTATTAATATAAACTTTTTCATCGTCACCAACATAAGCATCAGCAGAACCTAATATGTCACACAGATGATTAAAAAGTGTGGTTTTTTTATCAGAATATCCTCTATCCCAAAAACCAGTACCGTGTCCATTTCTAGTTAGCCATATATCATGTCCAATACTTTCGTCACTTATATCATTAATATATTTTCCTGCACTTTTTACAAACCATTCTATTTCATTTTTTGCGTTATTTGTTGATTCTTCAGAGAAATCATAAATAGTTTTATCTTCAAAACCTTCATCTCCTTCATTTGTCCATAATGCAGCCTCAAGATAGTGTTTTAATATATCATCAATATCATGATATTCAACTTCTTTTTTTTCTTTAAAATATTTAATGTGCTTCATATATTATATCTGTTTGAATCTTTTTTTATCTTTTCTCTTTCTTCGTGTTTATTTATAACTTCCTTATATATTTTTTTACCATGATCATCAGAACCAGTTTGTTTATGTTTATCTATTAAATCAACTAACCATGATTCAATACTATTGGAACCTTTACCATCAACTAGTTCTCTAATATCATTTGGTAACCAAATATGATACATTTTAACACCTTGTTGAGTCATTGCTCTCATTTTTAATCCTTGCATAGCACCAACACTTTCTTTATCTAGTTTAATTCTCACCATATTTTCAATATCTAAAACTTTTTTATATAAACCATTTTCAGCTTCTTCAAATTTTTCACCAGCTAAAAATATATAAAAATCATGATCCTCTTTTAATGGATTTTGATTATATGTATCTTTAAATATATCAAATACTTCATCTGAAGTTAATCTTTCAAAACTTTTTACGTGTTTCATTTTTATAATTTTTTTTTATATATTATATTTATTACTATCTTTTTCAATATCAATTCTCTCAAAATATTGAGCAGGAACATCAGAAACTTCAAAAATTATACTATTTGATGTGCCATTATAAATTCTAAAATCTAAACCTTTAAAAATATTAAAAAGATTTACAAGAATTTCATTTCTTATTATATAACTATACTGTAAAGATATAATTAATTCTCCATATTCTTCAAAAACTGATGCTTTATCTGCAATAAAATTCTTTTTTAATATTATATTATATTTTTTATAATCTTTAAAATTTCTTCTTTCATAATTTTTTAAATATTTCATAGAATCTTATTTAATTTATATATAAATATAATATTTTAAAATAATTATGAAAAAATTAACATTAAATGAGTTTATCGAAAAATCTAATAATATACATAAATATAAATATGATTATTCTCAAGTTAAATATAAAAAAAATAATATAAAAGTTAAAATTATATGTAATAAACATGGTATATTTGAACAAACACCATCTGCACACATAAATAATAATCAAGGTTGTCCGAAATGTGCTAATTTATTGAAAAGCCAATTAATGTTATCAAGTGATAATGAATTTATAGAAAAGGCTAAAAATATTCATAAAAACAAATATAACTATTCTCAAATTAAATATATTAATTCACACAAGAAAATTAATATTATATGTAATAAACATGGTGTATTTGAACAACTGCCATATAATCATCTAAATGGTAAAGGTTGTCCTATTTGTAATACATCTAAAGGTGAAAATAATATATCAGAAATATTGGATAGATATAATATTAAATATGAAACACAAAAAACATTTAAAGATTGTAAATATAAATATGTATTAAGATTTGATTTTTATTTACCAGATTATAATATTTGTATAGAATATAATGGCATTCAGCATTATAAACCAATAAAATATTTTGGTGGTATAAAAAAATACAATGTAAATGAAGAGAGATTTAAAATAAAAGAAAATTTTTGTAATAATAATAATATTAAATTGATTATTATAAAATATAATGATAATATTATAAATTTATTAAAGCACCTGAATATAGATAATAACAAAACGCTCTCATAATTTTATCTCTATCATATTTTTTTATCATTATTGGTATATTTAAATATTCATCATATTTTTCTGAATATGCATTTTCAAAACTTATTAAATATTCATCAAATATAGCTAAAGAATTTGATTTAATAGTATTATCTGACATATTATATGGATCATTTGATTTTGCTTTATTTTTATAATATTCTATTTCTTTAACTTTTTCTGTACTTTTTAAAAATATATCAACTATCTCATCTTTTGTGATTCCTTTTTTAACATCTTTTAAATTATTAATAATATCATTTGATATTTTATTTGCTTTATCACCATATAATTTTTTTACTATTTTATTAAAATTTTTAATAAAATCTAATTTAAAGTTGTTTGTAATTTCTTCTATTTTTTGGTGAGGATTATTCGGTTTTTTATTAATATTCCAATCTCCAGATACTAATTTATATGATGTACATGTTTTAATTTTATCAATTACATTTCCTATTGTCATTTTTGATTTTTTCAATTTTTTCCATTCTTCTGTACCAAAATCATCTTTATTTAATAGTATATAACTTTGAATGTAATATTCATCATCATCATTAAATATAATATCTATATTATCATTGCAAATAGATATAAATAAATTTTCATAAGAAAGCTTATTTATTTTTTCCCATTGAGCATTTGATGATATATTATAATTTTTTTGAATGTCTTGCATAACTATATATGGTACACCAATATTTATTAGTGATGATTTTTCAAATAATTTGTATGTTTGTAAAAATTTCATATTTATTATTTTATATATATAAAAAAAATAAAAATATATTTTAAATAAAATTAAAAAATCATATTTTTATTTTAATATATAAAGATATATTTTAAAAAATAATTATAGAAAAATGAAAGCAAAAAAATTAATGAATGATTCTTTTTACTCAAATAACCAAAGTTTTTCAGGCGTAGATAGTGTTGATAGTTTAACATCAGATTATTTTTACCATTTTACTGATACTTCAGGAAATTTAAAAAAATTATCAGGCTGGACTGGAAGAGATCCTTTAAACCCATCTGGTATTATAATTGAAAATTCTTATACCACAGCTATAACAGTTTCACCAACAGGACGTACAGCAGCATCAGGTTCAACTTTTCAAATAACAGTTACTGATCAAAATGCTGTTAATGTTACAACAGAATGTACATTCTCAGGAACAACAGCAAGTGTAACAGTTGTTAATTATGTTGGATTAGTTACATTAGTAGGACCAGCAGGTTCATCAAGTGTTATAGTAAGACATCCAGATGTAGTAGCAGCAGTGACAGTGCCAATTACGATTACTACATAACGTTTTAAATTAAAAGAGTAATAAAAAAGACCATTTACTATGTTTCACGTGAAACAATAGTAAAATGGTCTTTTTCTTATTTATAATTTCTGATGACTTTTTTGACCTAACATTTTTAATATATACAAATAAAAAAGTATGATATTAACAAAAACGATTAGTTTAAAAGTAAATGGTAAAATGGTTAAAAAATATAAAGAAATGGGGTTTAACGTTAAACAACATGATAATATAGAATTAACTATAGATAAATTAAGTAAATACAGTCATCTTAAAGTATTATGTGCTTGTGATATTTGTGGTAATGAGAAAGAAATTAAATATAATAATTATTGTAAATATATTAGTAAAGATGGTATTTATACTTGTAAAATATGTAATTTAGAGAAAAGAAAAAATACATGTCTAAAAAAATATGGTACTGATAATGTTTCTAAAAACGAAAAAGTTAAAGAAAAAGTTAAAAAAACAATGATAGAAAATGGTAATAATTATTTTTTTAAAACAGAAGAATATGAAAAATTTATGATAGATAAATATGGTTTCTCAAATCCATCAAAATCATCTAAAATTAAATTAAAAAAGGAAGAAACTTGTCTTAAAAATTATGGTGTCTCAAATCCATCAAAATCATCTAAGATTAAACTGAAAAAGGAAGAAACGTGTTTTAAGAATTATGGTGTTACAAGCCCATCAAAATCATTTGAAATACATAAAAAACAACATTCTGGATATATACAAAAACATCATATTAGTGGACTGCATTATAGAGGAACATATGAAAAAGATTTTATAGATTATTGTTTAATACATAATATAGAAATTGAAAATTTTAATGGTACTATTAACTATTTTTTTGATGGGAAAAATAGAAAATATTTTCCAGATTTTTTTATTAGAAAATTAAATATGGTAATTGAAATAAAATCATTATATATTTATGAACGAGATAAAGAAAAAAATGAAGCAAAAAAAGAAGCCACTATAAATAGTGGCTTCGATTTTAAATTTATAATCAATAAAGATTATAGTTTTTTTGTAAATACTTGATTATCAAATCAATTGTCATCAAGTTCGAAGAAATCTTCGGCATCATCTGTTTCACCAAATGTTGATTCATCTTCATCCATATCTTTTAATAAATTATCAGAAGAAGATTTTGTTACTTCACGTTTTGATGTGTGGACATCTGCACCAGAGAGAATTTCAAGAATTTGTGATACTTTATATTTATCTTCTGCAGTCCATTCTTTAGCCATATGATCTTCTAAATCAACAGTTCTGTCTAATAAAAATTTAGTAATTTTATCTTTAACCTTAGTGTTGGTAATTTTATTTTTACCAGTTTTTGGATCAACTTCTACTGGAACTTTATGTCCTTGAATTGATAATGGAGAAACTTCCATAAATGTACTTGAATCATAATTTGGAAAATCTCCAAGTTGTTTCATTACAAGTTTAAAATTTTTACCATTAGCTAAGTCAAAAACATTACAAGGATCACCTGCCATTCCATCTTTTTGGTCTTTAATTTTCTCTTTAATTTTATATCCATATGGATAAATTAATATCTTACCTTCTAATTCACGATTTTGTTCATCTTCTACAACTAAAATGTAAGAATAGTATTTAGTACTTCTACTAATAAGTTCTGCTTTTTCTACATCAGATGCATTTTTTGAATTTCTCAATTTCCAATACATTGTGCAAAAATCACATTTGTCTGTAAAGTTTTTTATGCAGTCATAATAACCTGCTAATTCAGGATGATTTTTAAAATCAACATAATGTTGATGTTTTTCAATTGCTGCTTGTAATACTTTACCTTCTTTTGATAGATTTGGTAAGAATCTAATAGTTGAGACATAACCCTTTTTCTTGTCGGTTATTTTTGGTCTGTAAATACCATCTAAACTACCACCTTTTTTTTCTAAAAAATCGAGTGTTTCACTCTGAGCGTCGATACTGTCGAAAATATCAACATTTTCAAATTCTTTCATTGCCTTTAATTAATTTTTGAAGCCTTTAAGCCTTATATTTTAAAACACATTTAAGCCTTAAAACATTTATAAGTTATAGTATATATAAAAAAAAAGTTTTTATTATTTTAAATATTTTATCCAAGAATATTTTTTTCTTGATTTTAAATATTCTAAATTTTGATCATTATCAAATGCTTCCTTTTCAAAAGATATATTTTTATATGCTGTTCTAGGTGATTTAAAATATCTTATTGAATACTCCACTAAATACCATATATAAAATGGTATAACCAACATTTCTAATTGTTGTTTCCAATGTATTTTTTCGTGATTTATTAATTCAGAATTTAAATCATTAAGATATTCCTCTTTGACATAAATTCCAAAAGGGCATAATGTTATACCAGCAACTGTTGGTTTTAAAAACGCTTTTAAAAATTTGTTTATAGGTTTAATTTTCATTTTATAGTTGTTTATTTTTATAATTTTAATATATTGTTAAAAGTTTTTATATCAACACTTTATCCTCCCTCCTACTGTCCAAAAAAATATTTTTTATAGATTTTATTTTCTATAATTATCTATTTTTTCATTCAACATATCCTCAAAAATTTTTAAATTAAACTGGCAAAATTTATAGTAGAAATTATCAATATTTGTTTCATTGAAAATATCATTCTTTTCAATATTAGATAATGCATAATTTAAAAAATCTATACAAAAATTATCATAAGTATATTTAAAATTAATATTATATAACTCTAAATCACTATTTATAAAATTAATAGCATTCATATATATATCATGACTATCAACAAAGGATTGAATAAGTGCAGATTTTAATAATTCTTTTTTATTAGATATATCCATATTGTTATATATAAAATAATACCAATTAAAAATATAAGTGAGTAATAAAATTTTTATATATAAGAATGAAAAAGTAAATAATATAAATGATAATAACTCAAGGTGTGCTAGCATATTCAAATGCTTATGGATTAACATTTGAAAATAAATACATAAATACTAAAACTATATTAACAAAAGAAAATTATAATTCTACATATACTAATGTGTCTAGTACATCATCTGTACAAACAACAAATAAAGTTTATTATAACACAGTTTTAAATTGTATATTAACAAATTGTAATGTTGAAAATGGTAGATTTATTAATAGTGAATTGACTGGTTTATCTGGAATTACACACTATATTAATAACGGATATTTTAGTGGTTGTACTATTTCAGGTTATATTATTAGAGGTGGTAAATTTTATAATTGTATAATAACATCTAATAATATATGGGAGAGTGGTTATGTTGAAAATCCTAATGGTAATTTAGATTTTAATGCTGCTTGGAATGGCGGTGCTTGGAATGGTGGTATATTTGATAATCCATCTGGTTGGCTTAATGGTACATTTAATGGAGGTACATTTATGCCACCTGCCATATGGTATAATGGCGTTGCAAATGGTGGAATATTTAGTGGAATAACCTGGAAACACGGACTAGTTAGATATGCTGAATTTAGAGATGGTTGTATATTTGAGAGTGGAACATTTAACGATGGAATATTTAGTGATAGTCTATTTTTGGATGGTATTTTTAATGGCGGAGATATGATAAATTCTACTATAAGTGGTGGTACTATCAATGGTGGTAATTTTTCAGGTTGTACAATATATAGTGGTACTACTATTAACGGTGGAAGATTTTATGATTGTACTATAAATGATGCTGTTGTTTTATATATGGATGGATATAATTTAATTGTTAATGATGGTCATTTTCATAATGGTATATACAATGATAGTATTTTTCGTAAAGGTGATATATATAATGGACAATATATAAATTGTGATATAGTTAATGTGGATACAATTATACACAATGGTATTTTTAATAAATGTTATTTTGATTCTATCATAGTACACAATGGCGTTTTTACTAATTGTGATGCTTATAATATAACTTGGAATTATGGTGTATATACAGAAGGTAATATGTATAATTCTAATTGGTATAATGGTTATTGGAACGATGGTTATTTTGGTCATGGAACAATTAATAATTGCTATATTGGTGGTGAAATTGATGAGGATGGCTATTCAGGATGCTCATTAGCTGGTTTTATTGAATGTAATTATGATAGTTCTTCTGGTTCATCAAATGCTAATTGGTATGATGGACATTTTTATGGTGGTATATTTGTAGGTAATTGGTATGGTGGTACATTCCACTATGGTTTAAAGAATGGTGTTGAATATTTAAAATATCAAATCAAGCCTAAAAACTTCATAGTTAGAAAATAATCTTAAAAATTTTTGTAGATTTAAAAAACTTTTTTATATTTAATGTTTATATTAGATAAATATTAATAAAAATTAAAATTATGGCAACAAATAATGGTTTTTTATCAGCAATTATGAGCAATAGCATATTGTTAAAGGTGATTCTTATATTTTCAGCAATTGTAATTGTATTAGGTTTTCTTTTATTTAGAACTTATACTAATTTGGTAACTGAAAGAAAGAATATGGAATTTTATCAAAAAATGAATGAACAAAATATTAGAGCGGTGACCGATAGTATTTCTACTGTATTTGACAAAAAATTAAAAGCATGGGAATCTACAAAAGATAATTATGTTTTAGATAAATTAGAAGAATTAGAAAAATACGATAAACAATTAGCTAAACAATTAGAAAATGTAAAAGGTGATGTTTTGGCTGCAATTAAAACAGAAGCAAAAACAGACTTAGGTGGATTAACACTTCCTAATGAATTATTAGTTTTAAATCCAACAACAAATTATTATGGGCTAAGATTTAATAAAAATTATATTGATCCTGGATTTGAAGCTAAATTATCTGGTATTAGTAAGTTTTATGTTACGCCTAATAATTTAACAAATAAATGGACAATAACACCAGATTCAACACAAATTGATACACTTAGTAGTAACATTAAAATAACATATGGATTTAAAGAACTAAATGATAAGTACCAAGTTTTTGCAATATCACAATCAAAGAAAATTACATTCACAGATTTAACTGGTGGATATTTTATTAATAAACAAATTGTACCACCAAATAAAGTACCAAAAAGGTGGGGTATTGGACCATATGTAGGTTATGGAGTTACTATTAGTGGTAGCAATCCTGCACATTTTGGATTTAATGCTGGCGTTGGTGTACATTATGACATATTTCAATTTAATTTTAGAAAAAATAAAAGTGATTAAAAATTACATATTTTTTAATTTTAATATATGTAAATATGGAAATTGTTAATGTAGGAGACACTGTTATATTAAAACATGACAAAGCGCATAGTATCTATGAATTAGAAATAGGTAAAGAATATAAAATTTCAGAAGTTTATCATAGAGGAAATGATATTCTAATTTTAATTGAAGATTCTGATATATATTATAATTTGAAAAGATTTAAATATGGTGTAAAACTTATTAGAAAAAGTAAGCTTGATAAATTATTTAGTAAATAATAATTATTATATGTTATATTGATTTGCTGTTGATTTAATTTTATCAATAGTTATAAAATCTCCACACATATTATCTTCTGAATATTCTTGATTTTTTAATTTAAAATTAATAAATGCATAGTCTTCCTGAAAAATTATATAAATTCTTTCAATTACACCTTGAAAAAATTTATCTGGTTCATTATTATCATTCGTAAATATTGAAAAGAAACCATCAGAAACATATTTACCTAATAGTTCATCATTTAAAAATTTTCTAAAATGCTTATGATAATTATATATAGACATATAATAATCTTGATATAATCTTTTGATATTTATTTTAATTTCTGTTGAAGTTTCTATAAAATTTCTTTCTTTAGTTACTTTTAAAAATGTTTTATAAGATTCGGCATCGGATTTTTCTATATGACCATCTCCTTTAAAATTATAAGGCTCATTATCATCTGGATCTATTGTACCAAGTTCAAAGCCTGGTACAGTTTGTGGTATATCTTCTTCCTTTTTTGGTGGAAACATACCTGGATATTCATCTCTTATGCTTTCATATGATTTAATATATTTCATATGATTATATATAAAAGATTAATATTTAAAATTTAATGCATTGAATGTAAATGTGAATAATGTTCTTCGGAATGTTTAAAATGTCCTTCTATTCTTTTTAATTTTGTGTCTCTTAAAGCAATTTTTATTGAATTTTTAAATTTATTAAATTCTTCTTCATTAACATGATAATCAAACCACGAATACTTATCATCTCTTAAAAATATTGAATATATTTCATCATATACAACTCTTTTATATTTATAACCTTTAAATTTTTGAAGATATAAATAATGATTATTTTCTTTAATTCTATAAAAACCACAAGTATAACAAGTTCCATTCCATTTGAAACCAAGATTTTCAATAATATCTAATAAATTTGTTATAACCATAATACAAATATAATAAATTATATTAGATATTATATTTTCTTGAACTAATTATGTGTTCAACATCTGGTATTGTTAATTTATTAATCATTCTATCAGCTTTAGATCTACCGTATTCTGTTAGTTTTTTTTCTGAATAATCTAGCAACTCTTCTAATATGCGTAAATATGAACTTTTGTATTTATTATAAAATTCTTGTGCTGTCATAAAATTAATCATTTCAAATTCATCTATATTATATGTCTGAGTGCTGTTGTTATATGTAAAATATTCTTTATTGCTATTTCTATTAAATTGAATCATATCTTCTCCTTCTATATTTATCACATCACTTGAAATATCATACTCATTATTATGACTTTTTGATGTATAGCTATATACTCTATCCACAAAAATGACTTGAAATACGATAGAACTTTTGAAATAATTTGTTGATGGTTTGTTAATATAAATTTTACCTTTATATTCTTGTAATTCTTCTGTTTTTTCAAATTTTTTAATATATTTCATAATTATGCGTAAGTTTTGAATGAAATCACATCTTTAACATGATTAGGTAATACATTAACAGTACCTAACTCACCACGTTTTTTTCTTTTCTTTTTCTTAATTTCATTTTTATAAGATGGTTGTTCTCTTTCTGGAGCAACGTATTCAACCGCTGTATGTTCTTCGTATGTTTTTAAATGTTTCATATATTATATTTCGCTGCCATTAGTTCTATTTTAAAATCTTCTGTTTCTTTTGACGTTAATTCTCTTTCTATATTGTCTTCTCTACATCCAAGATTTATGTTTATTTTTGATAATGTATCTAATCTATAAACTTCTACCAAATAATATCTTGGTTCTATAATTTTTATTATTTTTTGTCTTCTATCCATCTCTATATCTTTTATAGATAAACTACCATAAAAAGGTTTTTCATGTAATATATAATCACCTACTTTATATTTAGATTTATTTACTATTTCATATGTTTTTAAATGTTTCATATATTATATTTTGCTGAATTTCTTAACATGTTATAAGTATTAATTTCTTCTTCATTTGCAAGTCTAAATCTTTTATCCTTTTTCTTTTTTTCAAATGTTTTTTTCTCAATATCTGCAATAATTAATTGGTTTATATCAAAACTACCACCTTTAAATTTGTTAGATTTATCTATTGTTAACCCTTCAAACATATATGTTATTCTTTCAATACCATTTTTAATTTCTTTTATAATTTCCTCAAGCTCAAATACTGCAACTGGCTTATAATCTTTATCAAGAAGTGTCCAATATTTTTTATCTGTTTCATTAGGTAAGTCATATTCTTGTTTTTCTTCGTATGTTTTTAAATGTTTCATATATTATATATTATATTTTTTTGAAATGTCAACCATTTTTAATTTATCAAGAGCATCATCTAAATCATCGGTTTGATAATAAATATTTAAATTTTCATATTTATTTCCATAATATATCATATCTCTTATATAACCAACGTCCACACCATTATTATATCTTGCTATAATTTTAAGTGTTATATCTCTATTTCTATCACCAAGAATTTGATATATAGATGTACCATCTACTCTAATATCATCACATATTATATATCTTTTTAATTCTATATTTTCAAATGTTTTTAAATGTTTCATTAAATATTATATTTTCCTGCATCAAATTCAAATTCTAATTTGAATCTATTTGAATCCCATCCTTTTGATATTTCACCTGTTTCTATATTCTCAACATCTACTCTTAAAAATGGTGTTTTTAAAAATTTATCTTCTGGATTACTATAAATTTTTAAAACGTTATATTTATCACCTTCTTTTAATGATGTTGTTTTAATACCTTTTATTTTATCATCTGCACAAACTACGATATCACCAACACTGTAATCAACATTATTTCCAGTATATAATTCATATGTTTTTAAAAATCTCATATATTATATTTTTTTCCAGCGTTATATAATTCTACTTTCTTATCAAATTCTTCCTCATCATCAATTGGATTACCATTACCATCAACTAATCTATAATTGTAATTTATATTATCAGTATTTTGTTCTAAATATCCTTCAACACCATAAAATAAAGGATTATCATATTTTTTATAAAATGCATTTTGATAAGCCTCAGTTCTTTTTATATCCTCAAATGGTACTTCAAGTTCACCTTCAAATGTAATTTTTACAAATTTTTTGTAAGAATCATCATCGTTATTATTTTCATTAAATTTTAATATTTTCATATATTATAATTTTTTATTGCATTATTAAATTTATATTCTTCTATTTCTTTTTCTGTAGCTTTTACAAATCTTCTAATATTATTAAGTTGTGGATAATTATCAATTTTAATAAATCTTTTGTCAGAACCAGCCTCACCTACTGTACTGGTAACTATATATATTTTATCTTTTTTTAAATATTTATCAAATAAAGTTTCATCATAAATACATTTTACATAATCTCCTTTTTTAAATGAATTAATTGAATATTCTTCAAATATTTTAAAATTTTTAATCATATATTATAATTCTTTGTGTCTTTATACAATTTTGGATCTTTAATTAATCTATATCCTTCTAACCATTTTTCTATCTCATCACTATCATCATCATTAAATCTCCATTGTCCTATTACACCCTCTTCATAATCTGGTTCATCATCCCAAGAAATGTCAAATTCTTGTTTCAATAATTCAAATTCACTATTATTGACTGTAATAATATATCCATCTGGATAACTTATAATATCAATAGGTTCATTATCTTCATCTAATTCTTCAAATTTCTTTAAATATTTCATCCTTCAAGAACAGTTTTTAATTTAGTTATTAAATATTTAGTTATAAGGTCATTATTTACAATTTGATTAACATCAGCTACAGATATTCTAATGTTTTTTGATAATTTTTCTTTTTCAGAGCCATCTGTTGGTGGTTTAATTTGACGATAGGAATTAACAGGTAATTCTAATAAACACAAATAAGCTTGTCCAGTACTATATTTTTGAACAAAAAATGGTCCTTCAATTTCAAATTGAAATAAATTATTTAATACTACACCACCTTCTTCATATAATTCTCTTCTAATTGTTTTTTCTGGTGTTTCACCTTCTTCTATTGTTCCTGTAATAACAGTTAAATAATTTGTTATTTTTTTCAACTCTGATTTATCTCTATTTTTAAATTGAAAAGCTGGTGTGTATTCTAATCTCATTAGAAATGTACCTTCATCTTTAAAATATGGTAATATTGCAACTTTATCTCCAATTTGTAATATTTCAGTATCTTTATATTTTATCATATCAAGATGTTTGCCTTTATATAAAACTTCTTCTTGAGGTAATGCTGGCTTATCTTTCATTTTTGTAAATTTTTCCATTAAAAGATTTTTCTTTTATATATTAAAATCTAATATTACAAATTATATTTATCAGCGTCTGATTCGGTATTATGAATATATATTGGTTCTTCTTCGTAAATTGAATACCAACTATCTTTTGTCTTTACATACGATATTCGATTACCACCATCATTATCATATTCAACATCTAATATTTTATCTTTTTTAAGTTGTGTGTGAACATAAGTATTTGTGGTTTCTCTGTGAGTAAATGATATAATCTTACCTTTTAATTTTTCTTCAAGTATATCTTTTACTATTTTATGATCTTTATGTCTATACATGTTACTATACAAAAACCTATATTTAGATTTTTTATAAATGTCTTCCAAATATATTTCTTCGACATCTAAATCAAATCTTATTTCAAATTTTTTAATATATTTCATATATTATATTTTTTAGCTGCTTTTTTCATAGCATACTGCTCATATTGTTCTGGTGCTTTTTCTTTAATTGTATCAAATATTTTAATAGCCATTTTTTTTGTTATATATTCGTTTATAAAAAATCTTTCTATTGTTTCTAAATAATTTTCTTTTTTATGTTTATCTTCTAATAGTAAATTAGCACCAGCCTCTAAGAAAATAGATAGAAGTTCAATATAATAATCATGCTTAGTTTTTTTATCTAATAACAAACCCATTACATAATGAAATATTGAAAGTCCATCATTATAAAATTTTTCGTGAATATTTACACCATATTTTATAAAAAGTTTGACAATATCAATATTAACAGGTGTTTGTTCGAGTATTGTTAAAAATATTGGTTGACCATAATCACTAAAATTCATATTCGGATCTAATCCACTATCAAATAATTTTTTTATCAAATCTATATTATTTCTTTTTATGGCATCAACGAGTACTAATGATTGAATATTTTCATCTAAATCAAAATTTATCATTTTATCATATGTTTTTAAATATCTCATATATTATATTTTTTTGCTATTATTTTTAATTGATAATCTTCTATTTCTTTTTTAGTTGCTTTTTTTAAATTTTGTTCATACTCCCAAAACTTAAGTTTATCATCGTCATCACTTGTAATATAATATCGTGTCCAACCATCAGTAGGATCAAAATGTTGCTGTAATATGATATATATTCTATTTTTATAATCTCTTATTAAGGTGTCTAATTTTACTTTATCACCAACTTCAAATAAAAAATATTTTCTTTCGAATCTTTTTAAATATTTCATATATTATAATTATTTGCGTTTAATTTAAAATTTATATCATTCACAGATATTTGATTAATTAATTTATCTACATCTTTAATATTTATATAATAAGTATATGTATGACTATTATCATAGCTAATAAATTTAATACCATTTATATTTTTTAAATATTCAGTAATAAAAGTCACAATATTATTTTTATGTGCTAAAGATTTTTTAAATTGTAATATTATATTATTTTTTTGAAACGAATCAATTTTCATATTTAAATAAAATACATAATCGTCATTTTGATCATCAAATTCAATTTCATATGTATGTCCATCTACATAATTTCTATAATTAAAGCCAAATTCTTCTAATACTATCCTAAAGTGCTTAAGTAATATTTTTAATTTTTCCAAATTAACATCATATTCTGATGGTATATAATTCTCATATATTTTTAAATGTTTCATATATTATATTTCATTGAATTAATTTCGTGTTCTTCTAACTTCCTAATTATATAATGTGATCTGATTGGTCTTTCTCCAGTTTTCCACATTTCATCTTTAATAATTGTATTTAATGGTTTAACTATAATATCTAAATCAACATTAGGATCACCTTTTTCTACAATTTGACCAATTTCTTTTCCTGTCAATGTTTTATTTTGTTCATAGCTCCAATATGTAAAATAATATTCAATCCAATCATTAACATTCAATTTTTTATGTATTTTTTGTGGATCTATTTTATCATCAGGCTTTCGTTCTAATATAAATTTACCAGAATATTTCTCATATATTTCTAAATGTTTCATAAATTATATTTATATATTAAAAACAAAAAATTATTTTAATGATATATTATAAAAAAATATTACTAATGATTCCAAAAATAAATATAAAGTATTTAGAAAATGATATTTATTCAATAATAAGTTCAAAAAATATTACATCATCAATATCCTATATTGACTTTAGTTATACACAACCACAACCAACATTAAATGCTTCTTCATCTTCAGCATATGGTACAGTTAGTCCTAATGTATATTTAAAAAATATTCAACTGAAAAGATTAGAAATACCAATCAATACTTTTTTATGTAACACAAATAACACAGAACAAATATTTAATATAATAAAACATGAAATTAATAAAGATGCTTATAAAATGATAACATTATTAGGTGAAAAAAGTAGAATAACAATGCCTACAAATCTTTCAGATTTTAATATAAAAAAATTAAAAGATAAATATAATGATAGATTATCAAGAAGTATCATTGCTAAATTTATTAGTTTAAGTAATTATATTGCAAATAACGGTAGAATAGTACCAGCACAATATGTAATTTCAAATTTTAAAACATATAATTATATTTTAAATAATTTAGATCCTATTGATCTTACTTATGATAAAAAAGGTAATTTTTTTATTGATAATGGACATACACCATATTTAATTGATGATTTGATAGATGATGATATTATTATTTTTGGTAGAAAAACTCAAAATGATCAAAGTGGTGTACATTGTGCTATTTTAACCGATGAAAATAATGATATTATATTTCAAGAGGTAAAATCATTTGATAATTTTAATAACAAATTAATTATGTTTTATGAAGTATTTGATATTGGAAAAAATCCAGAATACCAATATATTAAAATAAACACTAGAACATTAGAATATTATAGGAATAAAAAATTGCAAAGAATAAAATAAATATATGGAAGCTGAAAATAAAGAGATGAGAATTGTAACTAATACTTTTTTAATAAGAATTGAAGATAAAGATTATTTTATATATGAATCATATATAAAAAATGGTAGTGGATATACTTTTGCAATATATAAAAGTTCAAAATTAAATCAACGTAGAGATAATTATTATTTTATAGATTATAGTTATAAACAAATTGTGATTATTGGTAAAGAATATAATTATTTATTAGTTAAAAATGATTATAATAATAAATTCGAATTTAATCTTATTAAGTATGATAAAAATATATTAAAATGTGTTTGTGATGATTCAAGTAAAATATATTTAGAAGATAAAAAAATCTATGAGTGTTATGGTATAGAAAAGTTATTTAAAAATGATATGTTAATATGCAAAAATATGATAAGAAAAGAAAAATTAATTAAAATAAATGAATAATATTTTTATAAAAGGTCATACAAGTTTTATTGGACAAACTGGATATAATGCACATGCAAGAGATTTTTTTACAGCATTAAGTCATTTAGTTAATCTTAAAATAAGAAACTTTACAGTAGGCAAATCTTGGAATGGATTAGGAACACCATATAAAATACATAATATACCAAATGGATCAAGAGCAATATATAATGACCCACATAAAAATGAAAATTATTTGACAGAATATCAAAGAAAATTAATTTGTGAACAAACACTATATTGTAATGATGTTGCAAATATGTATGGTATTGGTTTGTGTGATTATGAAATTAATAGCGGATTAGAAAATTTTAATAAAGAAAATGTTATTAATATAATATTGAGTGAAACAAATCATCATTATTTTCATTGTATTGATAGATATAAAGGATTCAAAATTGCTTATAATGTTTGGGAATCAACACTTTATGATGAAAAATTTTTTGAATTACTAAAACAATATGATCAATTTTGGTGTCCATCTGAATGGCAAAAACAATGTATAATTAATCAAGGATATCCATATGAGAAAGTATTTGTTGTACCTGAAGCAGTTGATGGTAAAATTTTTAATCCTGAATATTTTAATTATGATTTAGAAATGTATAAGGATAATAGATTTAAATTTGTACTTTTTGGTAGATGGGAATATAGAAAAGCAACAAAAGAAATTATAGAAACGTTTATTAAAACTTTTAAAAAAGAAGAGCCAGTTGATCTAATATTAGCTGTAGATAATTCTGATTATTCTAATGATGGAATGAAAACAACAGAAGAAAGATTAAATAAATTTAATTTAAAAGATGATAGACTTAAAATATTACATTTTGTAGATAGACAAGATTATATAAAATACTTACAAAATGGTCATGTTTTTTTATCTTGTTCAAGATCAGAAGGATGGAACTTACCTCTTATAGAAGCAATGTCTTGTGGTACACCATCAATATATTCTAATTGTAGTGGACAACTTGAATTTACTAATGGTAAAGGACATCCTGTTAAAATTTTAGGTGAAAAACCTATACCTAATAGTATTGGTAATTATTATGAACCAGATTTTGAAGATTTATCAAAAATTATGAGAGATGTTTATATTAATTATTGGCAATATAAATTAAAAGCTATAACCGATTCTGAAATAATTAGAAATGAGTTTTCTTGGAATAATGCTGCAAAGAAAGCATTAAATATTATAAAAATGATTAAATAGAAATTGAATATTAATGGAATTGATGGACCAACTTTAAAAAAAGTATTTACATGTGATGGTTGTAAATATTTAAGCACAGCAACATTAAATGGTATTACTAGTAAATATCAATATAAATGTTATCACGATAGTATAATAAGTAAAAATAATAGATTTAATATTATGGCTGGTGATATAACATCAGATAAAATAACTCCTGAATTTTGTCCATTTTTATTAATTAAGATTAGAAATGAAAAATTAAAAGAATTAAACGATAAAGTTGGTTAAATTTTATTAAACATTTAATATTTTTTTTTATAAGATGTTTGATAAATATATCTAATTTTGGATATAAAAAAAAAATTAAATTATATGATAAAAAAATTAATTTTTATTTTACTATTTTCGATAAGTGGATTAATAACATATTCCCAGGTTACGACATCCTCAATATCAGGTATAGTAAAAAGTGATAAAGATGAATTGTTAGTCGGTGCGACAATTCAGGCAGAACATACACCGACAGGCACTAAGTACTATGCCACGACCAACAAATCAGGTGTGTATGTATTACCATCTGTTAGAGTTGGTGGACCTTATACTATGAAAGCTTCATTTATTGGTATGTCTAAAGAAGAAATTATAGATATTAATACATCTTTAGGTATAACAAGTAATATTGATTTCTTATTAAAGGAAGAAAATTTAGGAATTGAGGAAGTAGTAGTTTTATCTAATAGAAGTAGTATAATTTCTAAAGAGAGAACAGGAGCATCTCAGCAATTTAGTAGGAAAGAAATTCAAAGTATTCCTATTGTTGGTGCGAGAACTATTGATGGTATTACTAAGTATAACCCAAATGGTAATGGAAATTCATTTGGATCACAAGATAGTAGATTAAATAATTTTACTATTGATGGTTCTGTATTTAATAATGGTTTTGGTTTAGGATCATCAGCACAAGCAGGTGGTAGAACTGGCTCATCAGCAATATCATTAGATGCAATTGAACAACTTCAAATTAATGTTGCTCCTTATGATATTCGTCAAAGTGGATTCACAGGAGCTGGTATTAACGCTGTAACAAGAAGTGGTACTAATAGTATTGAAGGTTCTATATACACATCACAAAGAGACAATAGTTCTAATTTTGTTGGTAATTCTGCAAATGGTGTTCCAGTAACAGCATCAGAATTTAATGAAAGAGTTATTGGTGGTCGTTTAGGTATGCCAATTATTAAAAATAAATTATTCTTTTTTGGTAATTTTGAAACATTATCAAAAACTGAACCAGGTACAACATGGATATCAACAGGTTCACCATTAACAGGTTCACAAATCAGTAGAGTTACTTATTCAGATATGGAAACTCTTTCTAATTATATGAAAACGAATTATAATTATTATACAGGTGCATGGGAAGGTTATTCTAATTCTAATACGTCTGATAAATTCTTATTAAAACTAGACTGGAACATTAATGATAATCACAAATTATCAGCAAGATATGTACATCACAATTCAGGTGCAGAAATAAATATTTCAAATTCTTCATCTGCTGGTGCTGGTAGTAGAACACAATCTCAACTTGCCATGTCATTTGAAAATAGTGGATATATAATTATGGACAACACTCGTTCAGCAGTATTAGAATTAAATAGTAAATTGTCTGAAAGTTTATTTAATAATTTGATTGTTGGATATGATAAACAAATTGAAGATAGAGCGTATCGCTCATCTATGTTTCCTACTATTGATATTAGAGAAGGTAGCTCAACTTATACTTCTGTTGGATTTGATCCATTTACTCCAAGTAATAAATTAGACTATTATACTTTTCATATTACTAATAATTTAACTAAATATATTGGTAAACATACAATAACTACTGGATTTAACTATGAAAATTATAAATCTAATAATTTATTTTATCCAGCTTCAAATGGTGTTTATATTTTTAATAGTTTAAGTGATTTTTATAATGCATCTAATGAGAGTTTAGCTAATGATGGAGCACCATCAACTCAATATTTACCTGCAAGATTTCAACTTAGATATTCTGCATTACCTAATGCAGAAGAACCATTACAAATCTTAAAAACAAATAGATTAGATCTATATGTACAAGATCAATATAAAGTAACAGATAAATTAAATGTTACAGTTGGATTAAGAAATGCTATAGTTAGCTTTGCTCAAACATCCTTAGAAAATCCAGCAATATCAGACATGACATTTGTTAATGGTGAAAAACATAACACATCAACAATGCCAACAACATCTGTTTTGTGGGAGCCAAGATTTAGTTTTAACTATGACTTATTTGGTAATGCAAAAACACAACTTAGAGGTGGAAGTGGAGTGTTTACAGGTAGACCACCTTATGTATTTATTTCTAATCAGATTGGAAACAATGGTGTTTTGACTGGTTATATTGATAGTGATAATAAAGGTACTTCCAAATTTGGTTTTACTGCTAATCCTAATGAATATTATATACCAGAAACACCTACACTTCCTACGACATTTGATATAGCATTAACAGACGAAAATTATAAATTTCCACAAGTTTGGAAAACTAATATTGCGATAGATCAAAAATTACCATTAGGTTTTATAGTAACAGCAGAATATTTTTATAATAAAAATTTAAATGCTGTTCATTACTATAATGCTAATATGGAATCACCAACTGGTAATTTTACTGGTGTTGATAACAGAGCAATGTATGCAAGAAATAATAATGGTAATAGAATAAATGACAATGTTTCAAATGCAATTGTTTTAACAAATAGTGATGGTTCTGATTTTAATTCTATAACATTAAAATTAGAATATCCTTATCAAAAAGGATTATTTGGTTCTTTTGCTTGGACAAAATCAAATGCTAAAGATTATATGAGTGCTGGTTCAATTGCTAGTGGTAGTTGGACAGGTGCAAGATCAGTTAATGGTAATAATGATCTTAGTTTATCAAGATCAGATTTTGTGTCTCCAAATCGTTTAGTTGGTTTGGTTGGTTATAGAATTGAATATGGTAAAAAAGCAGGTGGCGCAACATCAGTAACACTTGGATATGTTGGTAATCAAGGTTCACCATTCTCTTATAATATAAGTGGTGATATGAATGGTGACGGTATATCTAATAATGAATTAATGTGGATACCAGAAAAAGGTTCTGATATTAAATTCTCACCGTTAACTGTTGGAACAACTGTTTATACTGAAGCACAACAACAAGAAGCATTAGAAGCATATATTAATCAAGATGAATATTTATCTAATAATAGAGGTACATATGCTGAAAGAAATGGTTCAGTCTTACCAATGCTACACAGATTTGATTTATCATTTGTTCAAGATATTACTTTAAAAGTTAAAGAAAGTAAAAATACTTTACAATTTAGATTTGATATTTTAAATTTTGGTAATATGTTAAATGATTCTTGGGGTGTTTCTCAAAGAGCAACAAATCCATCAATTCTAGCATATAAATCTGTTGCAAATGGTGAACCTGTTTATAATTTAGCAACACAAACCAATTTAGATGGTACAAAAAAGTTAATACAAGATACTTATAGTCAAAATTCATCTGTTTATGATGTTTGGACTGCTCAATTTGGTATTAGATATATTTTTGGTAATTAAAATGTACTTATAGTACAAATATACTAAAAAATTTAAACAAGAGATGTAATATTTATTACATCTCTTTTTTTTATATATAATAATAAAAAAAATATGATACTAACATTATTACAAGGATTAATATTTTTATCCTATGTCATTTTTTTATGGATTAAATTTAAAGGTCCACTACCATCAATTTCTGAGTCTTGGTATAGACTTAAACCATTAAAATTAAGTTTTTTATTTGTTTTATTTTGTTGGTCTATTGGTATTTTAATGTTATTCCAAGGAAATGAACAGACATCATTATTTTTTATATCTGGATCAGGTTTATGCTTTGTTGGAGCTTCAACACAATTTAAAATGAAAAAGGATCATACAGATATTGTTCATAGTGTTGGTGCAGCTATTGGTATTGGAGGTGCATTAATTGGAATTGGAATTATTAGTTCATGGATACCACTTGGCGTATTTATTTTAGCATCAATATTATTATCATCATTAAAGATTAAAAACTTAACTTGGTGGATTGAAATTTCAGCATTTGTTAGTATTTTAGCGGGAATGTTAATATTTTAAAAATTTTTCAAATTCTGTATAGTTTTTATCAATAATAAAAATATAATTAAATCCATTTTTTATACATTGAGACTTCTTTTCTAAATTTAACTCTAAACATCTATTATAAGTGTAAGTAGATTTTATTTCAACTATTAAATTTAAACGTTCAATAAAAAAATCTGGATAATATTTTCTTTTTTTATTATCAAAAGTATAATATAGGGAATCACAGTTTTTAATACCTATTTTATTATAATATTTATCTAAAAAATCATACTCATATGTTCCTCTATAATATAATTCTGTCTCTTTATATTTTTTTAACCAATACCCAGATATATGATTTTTTAAAACAACCGAATCTATATGCATAGGATGAGATACACCATACTTTTCATTACAGGTTTTTTTTGATTTTTGTTTAAATTCATCTGATGACATCCATATTTGTCTCTTTTTTATTTCATCAGGATTATTTTTAAACCAATTTTTAATATCAAAATTATAAAGATTATTATAATTATGAAATTTATTGTGATATAATAATTCAAATATACTTTTAACACCATATTTTTCTAAATTGGTTTTTATGGCTTTTTCATGATTATTATAATATTTTTTACCATATTTTTTTAAATTAGTCGTTATTGCCTTTTCTCTGTTTGTAAAATTTTCATTATTATATCTTTCTAATTTGGTTTTCTTTAATTTAATTTTAACTTCTTCTATTTCGAATACATTTTCACAATTATATTTTTTCTGACAAGTTTTTTTATATTTTATTCTATTTGTATAATTTTCATCACCATACTTTTTTATTTTTGTTTGTTTAGATTTAATTTTAAAATTATTAGTTTCAACTTGATATTTTTTACCATATTTTTCAATATTAGTTTTTTCTCTTTTAATGTTTGCACATCTTGAACAACAACAATAAATATTAGTTTTTTTAATATTTATATTATAATCTTTATATGATATGTTTTTTTTATTTCCGCATATATCACACACAGCTTCTATTTTTCTACTGCTACCTTTTTGCAAATCTATTATTGGTATTTCTATTTCAGCACAAGAATTTATATTATAACCTAAATTATTATAATATTTTATATCTTTAGAATTTACTTTGAATTTTATTGTCTTTTGAATTATCATTTATTGATTTATATATAAAACTTTTATGATCCTTTATTCTATAAAATAAAAAACACTTTTAATTTATGGTTGAAATAAATAAAATTTATAATGAAAATAATTTAATTACAATGAGTAAAATGCCAGACAAATTTATATCTGGAATTATAACATCACCCCCATACAATGTCACAACAAAAAGAAATGATTGCTATTATAATAATGGTTATAGTGATAATGATAATTTATCAGAATATGATTATATAAATACTAGATTAAATGAATTTAAAGAATTTGAGAGAATACTCAGAGATGATGGAGTAATATGTTACAATATATCATACCACAACGAAAATCCAATATTACCACAATTACTAATTACAGAGATATATAAAAGAACCAACTTAGCACTTGCAGATGTGATAAGCTGGAAAAAAAAAAAAAAAGTAGCATACCGTTTCAAACTTCGCCGACAAAATTAAGCAGGATTTGCGAATTAATTTATATAATAGTAAAAAAAGATAGTTTACATACATTTTTAACTAACAAAGAAGTTAGTAAAATTAATGAAAAAACTGGTCAAAAATTTTATAAAAATTATACAAATTTAATAGAAGCAAAAAATAATGATAGATTTAAATCAAATTTAAAAGCATCATTTTCAAGCGAATTGGTTGAAAAACTAATTCATATATATTTTCCAGAAAACTCTTTAATATATGATCCATTTATGGGCATAGGTACAACTGCAAAAGGTTGTATAAACAAAAATTGTAATTATATAGGTAGCGAATTATCTGAAGAATTTTATGAAGATTCAAAAAATTATTTAAAATAATATGAAAAATTTAGTAATAGGAAACACATCACAATTAGCTAAATATTTTCCAAATGAATATGAAAAAATATCATCAAGAAATATACAATTTACAAATGAAAAATATGATAGAGTTTATTTATGTTTTTCAGAACGAAGAGAGAATTTAGATAAAGATTTATATTATTCTATAAATATAGATTATACATTAAAAATTATTGATCACTATTCAAAAAATTGTAATAATATAATCATATATGGTACAACAGAATTTTGGAATGCCTACAATGGCGCTATTAATATAAACTTACCATTTAAATATAATACAAATGACTATATAGATTCAAAGAGATTATTAATAGAAATATCTAAAAAATTATATAAAAATATAATAGTTTTATATCCATTTGAATTTAATTCTATTAATATAAATAATAATCATTTGTTCTATAATATTTTTGATTCTATAATAAATAAAAATAAAATTAATATAGATATAAACACATATTATTATAAAGAATTGTTACATCCAAAATTTGTAGTGGAACAATCTATAAAAGCTGATAATGATAGTATTATAGGTTCTGGTAGATTATTATTTTATAATGATTTTATAAGGAGTTTATATCTATATTTTAGTATGGAATATGATGACTATGTTACTGAACATATATGTCAAAATAGTAAGAATATTTACTATTTTGACTCTAAAAAGATACTATATAATAATATATACAATGATACTATCAGAGAAATTGAAATTAAATTAAATTTAATTAATGAATAAAAAAGTTTTTGTATCTGGTTGTTTTGATATGTTACATAGTGGGCATGTTGCCTTTTTTAAAGAAGCATCCGAATATGGTGATTTATATGTTGGTATAGGATCAGATAGCACAATACAAAAATTGAAAGGTAGAACCACAATTAATACAGATATTGAAAGACTTTTTATGGTTAAATCTATTAAGTATGTAAAAGATGCGTGGATTAATAGCGGTGAAGGTTTAATTGATTTTAAAGATGAATTTGTAATGTTAAAGCCTGACATTTTCTTTGTTAATGATGATGGATTTACACCAGATAAAATAAAGATTTGCAATGATACAGGCACAGAATTAATAGTTAGTAAAAGAATACCACACGATGGATTACCAGCACGTTCAACAACAGAACTCAGATCAATTTGTAATATTCCTTATCGTCTTGATTTAGCTGGTGGTTGGTTAGATCAACCATTTGTTTCAAAATATTGTCCAGGTAATGTAATTACTATAAGTGTATATCCAGATTACAATTTTAATGATAGAAGTGGTATGTCAAGTAGTACACGTAAGAAAGCTATTGAATTGTGGAAAACAAATATTCCTAATGATGATAAAGAAATATTAGCTAAAACATTATTTGGATTTGAAAATATTCCAGGAACAAAAATAATATCAGGTTCTCAAGATTCCATTGGAATTATATATCCTGGTGTTAATAGATTATATTATGAAAAAGAAAAATATTGGCCAAGATTAGAAAAAGCATATTTTTTATCTGATTTAGAAAAATGGATAGAAGATACATTTGATATTAATACCACTGGTTTTTATGAATGGATATTAGACTGTCAATATATTGAACGTAGGTATTGGGAAAGAGTTTGGGAATATCACATTGAAGATGAAACATTTAGAAAAACAAAAGCAAATAAAAATATTATGCAAATAAATGAAATATTAAGACAATTATATAAAGTGAAAATTATGCCAATTTTTATTGATTATTATAAAGATTATAATGACCGTGATTAATATTTTTATTATATTTGTGCTTTAATTATAAACAAGTAAAAAATAAATTATGAAACACAAATTGTTAGATGATGCTAAGGTTAGTCAAAGTGCTTTAAATTTAAGAGAAGCTGTTGAAAAAGCCATTAAAGATGGTTTTATAACACGTGTAGAATATGATAAAATTATTCATATCGCAACAGAAGATGGTCATATTGATAAACAAGAAAAAGCAATATTGGGAGAATTCAATAGAATGATTGATGATAGAGAAATAAAATTTAAATTTTAAAGACATGAAAATTTTAATAGGTTTTGGATTGGCGTTGTTGGTGTGTTATTTTTTTGGTAAGTTAGCCATTCAAAAAAAGCTTTTAAATGATAAATTGGTTAACTATTCTAAACTACCAACATTTTTAGATTTCATAAGAGCTGGTTCCATAATAACCATGTTTATTATATTTATAATAATAATGGCAATTATATTAATTATCTTGTCTATTAGATTTTTGATGATTGCTATACCTGTTGGAGTGGTATTAATTTTAATTTATATGATATATTTAGGTTATAAATTATTTAAAAAATAATTATAAATTATATTTATTTGCATCTATATCTAAATCAAATGGTTTAAAAAAACTCCATGGTACATTTTCTATACGAATAATCACAAATGTACTATAATTTTTATTTTTAATGATTATATCTAAATCTTTAAAATTTTCATGTAGATTTTTGATATCATTTTGATTGAAATTTTGTTTCTCAAGAATTATATTAATTTCGCCATATCTATCATCTATTCTTACTGTACATTCAAATAATTTATATAAGTATGGATAATATTTTACGTAATCACTTACTTTTTTTGCTTCGTATGTTTTTAAATTTTTCATATATTATATTTTTTTTTTGTTGATATTTCTAATTCCATTTCTTTTAAGCAATCATTCAAATCATCTGATGTATATATTGTTCTATATTTAATATCTGAATATGATATAGATTTTCTGGTTTTTTTCAATACTTTAATTAGGTTTCCATACTCTATATTATATTTTATTAAGAATGTCGCATATTTTTCTTCCCATGAACGATTTTCATAAAATTCTCTTTCTTTATCTTCGAATGATATTAATTCTAATATTTCAAATAAATCATTTGTATATTTTAATATAGAATATTTTTTAAGGTTATTTACAAATTCTATATCTTTTTTACTTGATTCATATTTTTTTAAGTGTTTCATATATTATATATTATATTTATATCCATTTCTTTTTTAATAAAATAATCATTTTTAGGAAATTCTCTTATTAAAATTTCTTTAATATCATTTTTTAAATAATAAAAAAATTCTTTACCATAATTATCTTTAATATCTAATTTTGCACCAGCTTTAATTAAGTTTTTTAGCATTTCAATATATTCATAAGTTTCTGAATATAATCCATTACTTCTATCTCCTGACCAACCAATATTACTCATATATGCAGCCTCTATTAATGCAGTACGTCCATGTTCGTTATCTTGTACATTTAAATCTATTCCAGCATTTATTAATTCATCAACAACTATTGGAGTTTTACCACTTCTAAAAATAGCTGCTAATGCAAAAATTAAAGCGGTTTTATTTTTATTATTATTACCACCATTGTTAATATTTGGATCAAATTTTATATTTATATCTACTCCTTTATTGATTAACATTTTAACTTTATTTATATCTGCATTTGCTGCTGCATACATTAATTCTTCTGCTGGTTTGTATTTTTTTAGAATCATTTCCTCTTTATCAAGTATTTTTTTAAGTTCATTATATTTTTCTGGATATTTTTCTCTTATTATTTTTTGCATATTTTCAGGTAAATTTTCATAAAAATATACTGATTTGGATGTTATATTTCTAATTTTTATATTCCAATCTGCACCAGCATCTATTAATAATAACATCATTTTTAAATTTTTTTTATATGATGCAGCAATTAATGGTGTTAATGATTCTCTTGTTTTTGCATTAACATCAGCTCCAGCATCTATTAACACTTTTACCATTTCTAAATTGTTATTATCGGCAGCATTTATTAGTGGTGTGCGGTTGTTCCAATCTCTATAATCTATATCAAAATTTTTATTTTTTTACTATTTTTAATAATACTTTTTACTTTATCAATATCATTATTTTTCCAATCACTAGCACGAAATAAACCAGCACTTTCAAATATATTATATTTTGCTATCATATATTATATTTATTTTGTTGAACTATCCAATCTGGAACATCTATATAAATGTAATCTTTATATTCGTCATATAATTTTGGATTATCCTCTAATTGCTTAATTATTGTTTTTTCTGCTTCTGAAATTAATTTTTTATATACTCTTCTAAATTCTCCTATTGTTAAATTTTCTGACCACTCATAATCCCAATACAACTCTTCTATATATTCTTGTTGATATAATATATTTATTTCAGTATAAAATGGACAATCATCTATATTTAATAACTCATTATCATCATCATCATAAGCATCATTAGATATTTCATTAATAATATCTTTTATTTTATTAATTAATGATTCTTCATCAACAATACTTTCATTTATTAATTTTTCTGATTTTAATAATGCTTGTTTAAATTTAAGTGGTTTAGAATCATCTACATTACCAAAATATTTTTTTGTTCTAAATTTTCTTCTCTCGTCTTCACTTTTCATTAAATGATATTTAAGTTCATCTTCATTTGGTGTAAAATCCCCCGTAAAATCTTTAACTTTTATAAAATCAAGTTCATTAGTAGTTTCAATGTACCATTCACCCATATCCTCATTTTTACTTATAAATCCTCTTTTTACTAATTTGTTTTTTAAATCTTTCATATAATAATTAAATACATCAATATCATTTTCCTTATTGGTTGGTATTTTTTCTTTGTAATATTGCTCAATATCTAAAATATTTTTTCCCTCTATTCTATTTTTTAAAGGTATCTTCCAAAAAGCTATAACTTTACTATCTAACCATAATCTACCATAAAATATACTCCATATTTTTTCATACTTTGGCATCTTTTCGTTTCCATATGGAACATACTGCATTTCATAGTGTGTTACACCTTTTTTATTATGCACATATAAAAAATATTCATCGGTTTTTAAATTTTTAAAAATTGAAAAAGGTACAGCATCATCAGATTTATATGTGCTTTTTTTATTATTAAAAAAAATACTATCTGGACTCTCGTTTAATTTATTAAAACTAGTAAACTTTTTTATCATATATTATATATAAATTTTTTTATTTAATTAAAAAATATTATATTTATATTATAAATTTTAAAATGTGAACACTATGAATAATAATAATAATAATAATAATAACAACTTTGAATTTTTATTAGTAGAAACTATAATTAAGAGTTTAAAAAATGAACCAGAAATATGGGAAACATCTATTATGGGTTTAAGAAGAATAAAAGACCAGTTTGAATTAAACGTTTCTACTTTTAATAATGTTGAAATACATAAACCATATTCTTATAAATTTAAAGATGATAATCTAATGAAAAAACTTCATAAAGAAGCTAAAAATCTACAAAATATAAAATATGATATACTTAAAAATGAAAAAGATAAGGAAAATATTAAAAAAATATCAGAGTTTTTAAATATAAATACAAGAAGAAATAAGTTAATAGCATTAGAAAAATTAGAAGATTCAAAAGAAGCTAAAATAGAATTAAAAATTAACTTTTTTAAAAAGCTGTTTAAAAATATTTTTTAATTTCATTTATTATTATTAATTTTGAAAAAAAATTTAACAATGAAAGAACAATATGCTATAAAAGAAGCTGAAGAATATTTACTATCTATTTCATCAGAGTTTCCAGTTTTGAGAAAACTGCTAACTAGAATTGAAATTAAAGTAGCAAATAGATTAGTTAAAGAAGGTAGACTTCAAAAAGGTCATTCTGATGATGGAATGAATAGTGTTGTGTTTTATACTGAAGATCCTTTTTATAATACATTTTAAGAATAAAAATGAAATTTAAAAATTTAATATTAGCACTATATGACCAGGGACCTTTAAATAGAGCTTTTAGGAACTTTATTATTACAGGTAATGCTTGGGGTCTATTTAGTATTAGAAGCCACCAGAGAGATAATGGTAAGCTCAAGGTGATGTATAATACGAAAGAGACAGCACAAAAAGCAGCAGAAAGTATGAAAAAGAAAATGGATAAACATTTCTCTGTGTATAAGTGCATTTATTGCGATGGTTATCATTTAGGTAAAAATAGAGAAAATAAATAATTAAAAATATGATACTTGATGATCCACATAATTTATTAGTTCTTGAAACAGTAATTCCATTTTGTAATCAAATATATGAAATAACTAATTCTTCTAATGTTAGTTGGGAAAAAGCAACGGAATATAGAAAAAAAGGAGAAGAGTTATTTAAAAAAAATTTTCCAGATAGAACAAAAGAAGATATGGAGTATTTTAATGATAATGCTTATGCTATTTATCAACAATTAACTGGTTGTCACTATTTTGCTGGTAAAACTTCATTTTGGAAAGAGTGTTTTCAAAAAAAATAGTATAAATAAAAATGTCAATAAGTATCATAAAAGATAATTGTGTTTATTACCCTACTGGCGTTTATTATAAATATAATTTATATCTAATAAATGAATATAATAAATTTCTAAATTGTTTTATAAAATCTGATCATTATACTATGCAAAGTGGTATTTTCATTAAGAGTAATATTGATAAATTAAAAGAAGCATTAGAAATTAACACATCAAATAAAACAGAACACTTATTTGATGTAATGGAATGGGAAGATACATTAATAGAAAAGTATAAAATATTAGATGAAATTTATAAGGGTACTGATAAATTTGGCTCTAATGATATTAAAAATATAAATTACTTTTTAAGACAAGAAAAATTAAATAACCTAAAAAATATTAAAAATTAAAAAATAGATGATAATATATAATGCACATGATATACCAAATTATATGCCTATCTATGAAAATCCTTATTTGAAAGAGGATCAAATAATTTATATGAGTGAAGAGGGTTGTTTTATTGCAAGTACCAAGATGTATAAGTTGGTTAAATTATCATTATTAAATAGAGAAAGAAAAAATAAATTAAACAAAATTAATCTAATTTAATATTTTTATTTATCTTTGTAGCATGAAAAACATAATAGAAATATCAAAGACTCATTCTATTGAAGCTCATAAAGCAGTTAACCATTTATATAATGGTAAACCATATGGTGAAACTCATTTACAAATGGCTGTTAATATTGGTGTCAGATTCATTCATCTTATTCCAGAAAAAGATAGAAATAATGTAATTGGTGGTATATGGGAACATGATACTATCGAAGATTGTGGATTAACAGTTAATGATGTTAAAAATGCAACTAATGAAATAGTTGCTGAACTTGCATATGCATGTACCAACGAAAAGGGTAGGACAAGAGCCGAAAGAGCCAACAAAAAATACTACAGAGGTATTAAGAGAACTAAATATGCAAAATTTGTAAAGCTTTGTGATAGAATTGCAAACGTTAAATATAGTTTAGATACTAATAATAGAATGTTTAAAATGTATCAAAAAGAGCAAAAGCATTTTCAAAAATCTTTGAAAGATAATATTTTTGATAAATGTTATAAATTTTTTCATTTCAGAAAAGAATCTGATTATAAAGAAATGTTTGATTATTTAAACGAATTGATTGTAAAATGAATGACTATAAAAGAGCAAAAGAGTCTCTTTCAGATTTGCCCAGATTTTATTTAGGACAAGAAGTTGAAACCGATTTGGGTGTTGGTGTAATAGTAAATATGAAAATGGATTTTAATGGATTATATTTAGAACCACTTTCATCAAAGGCTATTGTATGGTTCAGTACAGAATCATCCAAACAAGGATGGGTAAGTTATACATTTTTTTTCAATGAAATTAAACCATATTTAAAGGGAGATAGAAACGAAAAAATAAAAAAATTGGAAAAGTTATGAATACATTAGTAATAGTTTTATCAGTAATAGTTTTTATAGGTATTTGTTTTTTTCTTATTTTTTCAAGATATGATTTTATAAATCCAAATAAAAAGCCGTCTTGGTATGATCCTTATATGGATTATCATAAAAAAGAAAAAGAAAAAGAAAAAAAATTAAGAAATGACAGAAAAGGTAGTACACAAAAATAAAAAAACAGGTCTTTATTTTTGTGGAAATTTAGGTTTCTCAGAAACACAAGATTTAAATTTTGCTATTATTTCTTTATCAAAAACTAAATGGAATTATATTTTTTACGAAATATATGAAGAATGTTCATATTCAAATGAGCAAAGAATATTAAGAAAAAATAAATTAAAAAAAAATAAATGACATATAGTACCAACATAAAAGAATGTCTTTGTAAAAAAGATTTTCCAATTAGTGAATATTGCAGTGATGTTTTTAAAAACCGTAAAGACAAATTATTATTTAAAAAAAATAATATTTATGAATATTATTTTGAAAATCATGGTGATACAATTTGGGTAATTTATGATAAATTTGGAGATGATTTTACATCTGGAATGAGATTTCATTTTAATAAAAAAGAAGATAAAACCAATTCATTATTTAGTTTTCATAAATTTTTTTATACTGATAGGACAAGTAAATTAGTTTCAATAAATGAAAAATATCAAAGATTTTAAAATTGGTGATAAATTATTGTGTAAAAAAAATTATGATTCATATGAAGAAATCATGATAGGAAAATATTATGAAATAACTGATGTTTTAAATGCTGCTGGTATTGTTGTAATTAATGATAAAATTTTTTCCATTTATAAAAGCTTAGGACCATTTTCATCAATTAATTTTTGTTATTTGTGGGATTGTTTTAATACAGAACAAGAAGAAAGAAAAATAAAAATGCAAATTCTTAATTTAATGTCAAAAATTGAAAAATGATTTTACTTACACTTTTAATAACAGTTATTATAGTAATAGTCTCTATTGTATTTATTTATTACATATCATATTTGACACATTTGAATATGATGGCACAATACGTTAACGGACATGTTGTCATAAAACGTAATTTTAAAGATTTTAAAAACGCATTTAATAAAAAAGAATGGCGTAGGAATTTAAGATTTAAAAAATCTTTTTTTGATTTACACTATATGTCTCATGAAAATTACATACACGCTTCTATTATAATAATAGATAGAGTTAGATATAGATTTACATTTCTATCATATATAAAATTTTTAATATTCATATATTTAAATAGAACCACATCAGAAAATATTAATAGAAATGTTAATAATAAAAAAGATATAAGAAAACAAAAATTAAAAAAGTTAAATTATGAAAAACATTAAAATATTATTATTTTTATTATTATATATTGTAGCAATATTTTATTTATCATTGTATTACATGATACAAATATTTATATTTGGCTTTATTGAAGCTTCAGCTACTATGTTACAATATGGAGTTGCTGCATTTATGATATTTATTATTATAAACACTATTAATCATGTATTTATAAAAAATGAGAGACATTAGATTAAATGATTGTGTTGCTTATATCGGTCAACCACGATATGATTTTACGCATGGTAAAAAATATAAGATTTTAGAAATTTCATATGATGATAAACCTGATATAAGGTATTGGATAAGAGATGATAAATTTGAAATGCGTTGTTTTTCAAAAAGCTCTAATCTTGTGCCAAACTTTTTTATTCTTACTAATGAATTACGAAAACAAAAACTTAAAAATTTAAAATTACATGAAAGTAGTTTGTAAAAAAAATTACATAGAAAATAATAGAGTATTGTTTAAAAAACATAATTCTTATGATATAGATATAATAACAAAGGAGTATGTTTGGGTGTATCTTGAAAAAAATGAAGATATTTATAAGTTTTATAAAGAAGATTATAGACCTTACTTGAAATATTATGATGCTATTTTTTTTGAAGATTATTTTCAAACAATAAAAGAAGAAAGAAAAAATAAATTAAAAATATTAAATGATAGTAATTTGTAACGGTAATAAAACTTGTAATGCTATATGTTTGAATGGTGATATTTGCTTACATTCAAAACCACATAAATTTATAGAAGAAAGTTGTACTGGTTGGAATATGGATTGTTGTAACTGTACAACAAAATCATATCAAATATTATTAAGAAATGATAAAATGAAAAAGATTAATGAAAGTAATTTGTAAAGGACATAAAACTTGTGATTTGAGTTATAAGTGTAACCATTCAATAGCTCATGATATAAATAATGAAGAATATGCTAGTTGTGCTACAATTTTAAATGATATGAAAGGTTGTGATATTATGTGTGAGTGCTCATCTAAATATTTAGTAAATGAAAAATTAAAAGCTATAAATTGTACTTTTCAGAATCTGCAATAGTATAAATTTTATCTATACAATCTTGTAAATCATCAGAAGTATATTTAATATTATAAAAACTATCACTGATAAAACTTCTATAATCCATATTAATTTTTCTAAGCTTATTTTTATAAGAATATAAAAAATTAACATATATAACTCCGTGTTTAAAATCGTATATTTCTAAAATATCATATTCTCTTTTTTCAATTGGATCTTTCCAGATAATATATTTTTTAAGATTATTATAATTAATATTTTCAAATGACTTTAAATGTTTCATAGATTATATAGTTTGCTATTTTTTAATAATTCTGGATTATTTAAAAATTTTAACAATTCATCGTAGTCTTTAACAATATATTTACTTTGATTATCTTCATCATAATAATGAATACAAAATGAACCATTTTTATCAAAATAAAAATCATATGCTGTAATTTGGTTATTGTCATTAATTTTATATTCCATATATGCAGACAACAATTCAAATAATTCTTTTCTATCATTAAGATGGTTTTTTAATTTATTATCACTCCAACTTTTTAATTCATATATTTTAAAATCTGTTATCATATATTATATTTTTTTGAATCGCAAAACACATTATAATTTTCAATTGATAACTTATCTATTAAGCGTTGTACGTCAGATACTAATATATCAAAAATATTATCTTTGTGACTATCTATTGAAAATGATTTTAATGTCTCTCTTATAAAAATATTTAAATTATCATATCCTCCTAAATTGAAATGTCTAATTTCAATATATTTATTGTTATAGTAACGTATAAAAGAATAATTTTGATCAGATTCAAGAAAAGGATAACGTGGATCATTAACTTTTCTTAAATATGAAACAATTCTATCGTCTTGTACTTGTGTTACGTCATGAGCTATTAGCTCAAGTTCTTTATAAAAATCGGTAATCGCTTTATTTAAACTTTTAAATAGTAATATACTATCATTAACATTTTTATTGTTTTCAAATGTTTTAATATGCTTCATATATTATATATTAATTTTTTTGATAGTAATTTTTATTTTATTATATTTGTAATTATAACATTTTTAGAATGAAAAAATCAGATTTAAAAATAATAAAAATTAAAAATAAAAAAATTGGTAGATGTGTTAATTGTCAAGCTAGAGATTATTGTGGCATAAATTTCTCTTGTGACTGTAAAATGGATGAACATTACATAAATGTTAAACTGGATAGAAAAAATAAAATAAAAAAAATATATGGGAGCTATATACTGGAAAGTACATAAGGACAATTTAAAATATATTGAAAATATAACAGAATATCAATTGATGGCTTGGACTGAAATTATTGAAGCTGATAGAAAAAAGTATATTTATATTGTGAAGAATAAAAAACCAATCTTTAGTTTTTCTGAAAATTCACTAGGCTATATGCATTATGATAAAAAAGAAACAGATGAATATTTTAAAAAACAAAAACACAAATATAAAGGTGAGTTTTTTAGTAAGAAAGAAAGTAGATTAAAAAAATTAAAAAAATTAGAAAATGAAACTATTTGAAGTTACAATAGACAATAATCCAGGCGGTTGGAAATCTGGTGCTGATTCATCAGTTCTTGTAATTGCAAAAGATAAAGAAGAAGCTATAAAAAAAGTTATAAATGGCTGGAGTAAAAAATGGTATTATAAGCATGATGAAAATGATGGAATCGCTGTTATAACATATTTGGCAAAGGGTGGTGATTCTAATTACGTTAGATTAGATTCTCAATTTTCAGCAAAAGAAATTAGATTTGAAGGTTATGATGTTCACATAAAAACACCAAGAAAAGCAAAATTAGATAGAATTGAAAAACATATAAATAGAAAAAATGAAAAGTGAATTCTTATTTGTTTTTAGAAATAAAAAAACTGGCAGATATTTAAATTATATGATAAATATAGATGTTCAAAATATACAATATGCAAGTAGATTTATGCATTATGATTTTTGTAACGATAAATATATTAGATGTGAATACTTTAAAGAATTAAGAAGATCAAAAATTCAAAAAATAGAAAAACATGAAAAATAAAAAAGATTATTATAGAATTATAGAAAAGGATAAATTTTTTATACAAAAAAAACGTAAAATGTTTGGTTGGGTATATATGTATGATACCACCGAAACAATTTTTATAACTGTATCTATACTATTTTTTGTTATTTTAGGGTTTTTAATTGCTTCTATTTTTAATCATACACTTTTTTTGGTGGTATTATTATTAAGTATTATATTTCTTTTAATTAGATACTCTAAAAAAAGAAAATTTAATTCATATGATCAAACTTTAGTTTTTATTACACGTGAAATAAATGAAGAAGAAATTAAAGAAATAATGAAGAATGAAAAAAAAGCAGAAAAAAAGTCACGTTCTGAAAATTTAAAAAAAATAAAAGAGAAAAGAAGAAATTTTAAAATACATTATTTATCTGAACAGGCAGAAAGAAGAGATAAATTAAAAAAATTATCATAAATGGAAAAAGTAGAAGAATTAAAAGAAAAAGTAAATAAATACGTAATAGAACTTATTCTTAATTCTGATGTTGAAAAAGATTGGAACAATGGTTTTAGTAAAAATAATGTTATTATATATGCATATAATAATAGATTTGAGATTATATTTAAAGGTGCATCTAAATGGGAAAATTATGAATATGATATTTATCCTGTTAAATTTAAATTTTCATTTTTATTTAATAAAAAATTAAGAATAGAAAACAAAAAATTAAAATTAAAATTAAAAGAAATATCATATTATAAAGAAAATTCTTCTGATTTAAATAAACTTAAAAAAAAATAATAGATAATTTACCTATAAAATTTCAAAGAAAAGAAAAATTAGATAAATTAAATGAAAGTTAGATGTAGTAATTATAAAAATTGTTTAGGAGATTCGTGTTCACATGCATTTTTGCACAAAAAAAGTTTAACATGCGGTGGCAAATGTATATTTAATGAAGGTGAATGTTCACCTACCAATAACGAAATCAGAAAAACTAAAATGAAACAATTATTTAACAAATGATTTTATCATAGAAGATAATCTATTTTTATTTATAGGTTTAGTTATAAAGCCATCACATCCAGCAGCAAAAGAATCATATCTATCTTCACTTGATATTAAAGCAGTTTGTACAATTATAGGTATTTCAGGATAAACAGCCTTTATTATTTTTATAACTTCATTACCATCAATCTCTGGTAACATTATATCCATTAATATTAATTTGATAGTTTTGTGATTATTCATAACATAGTCTATACCCTTTTGTGGAAATATAAAATTAATATGACTATAGCCAAGTTTTCTTATAATAATCTCTAAATATTTTATGTTGCTTTCATTATCTTCAAACGATACTATATCATAAACCATTCATTATATATATTTATAAAAATGTTTTTTTACTGATATTATTTTTTAATTAATATTTTTATTATATTTGTAAATAAAAAATAATATGCTAATAAAAACTTTTGAGCAAATAAAATCAAAATATAGAATTTGTGAAACAAACAACAAATTCTATATTCAGAAAAAAACAAAAATTGGTTTTTGGTCTAATTTTACAGACAAATCAAAATATACTGATAATTCATTTGTTGTTATATCATATATTATAATTGGTTTTTATACACTGGTACTTATTAAAGAAATTATTAAAATTATTTATGAACATGAATTAAATAAAGTTTTTTTATTATTAATAATACCGTATATTATTTTAATATCAAGTTTTATATACATTACTCATTTTACTAAATTTTTTTGTGATAAATCATATAATATTAATCAATCAAAAAATTCTGTTGATAATTTAGTTAATTCGGAAATTAAAAAATTAAAATTGAAAGCCGAAAAATTAAATCAAAAAAAGAATAAAGTTAAAAAATATCATTACTTTTATAATGAGTCTCAACTTAGAAAAGAAAAATTAAAAATTTTAAAATAATGAAAAAAACAACAACACATAAGATTAAACATTCATTACTCTTATTGTATATTATTGTAGTTATAACAATGAGTATAATATTTAGAAATGATTTTGCTGAACTAGATTTAGAACCAAAATATGTTACATACTTTTTTATTGGTTGCTTGTTTATTGCTTTGATTATGATATTTTCAATATCAATAGCAGAAATATTAAAATCCAAAGAAACTATAAAAAAAGAGGAAGTAAATCGCATAGAAAATAGAATAAAATATCATAAAAAATAATAACAGATTTTGAAAAACAATTAAAAGAATTGGATGAATAATTTGATAGTTGGTTCAAAAGTTAGAATGAATTTAAATATAATACTATCTAAAACAAACGGTGTTATACCAAAGTGGTATACCGATAAGATATTTACAGTTGCAAAAATAACAGGAGAATTAGATTTCAATGGCTTTAGAATAATAGAGGTTGTAGAACCTATACCAGATTCAAATTTTGATGATAGTAGAATATCTTCTATATATTTAGATTTAGATATAAAATGCAACAGAAAAGCAAAACTTGAAAAAATAAATGAGAATTAAAAAAATTAAATACCATAGAGATCTTATTAAAGCTAAATCGGGAGATTTGATAGTTAGAATTTATAAATCTGGGAGAACAGCAATAGGTGTATATAATTGCTATAATTTTCCTGGTATTGTATATTTAGGTTTAACTTTTAATGAAGACGGTGGAATGTATCAATTCGAAAAATATGTAATAGGAGAAGAAGCTAATTATGCGTATAGATTACCAACACTAAAAGAAATAGTTGAAATTAAAAATTTAATGTCTAAATCAAAAGATTACAATCACCAAACGTATTTAAATTATATATCAAAATACGTAAATAACATAAGAAAACAAAAAGTTGAAAAATTAATAGAAATTAACCAATAGTATTTATATATTATATTTTATTATAGATGCTTCATAATCTATCAATGCTCTTAATTTACCAGAATATATATTATATCCGTTGTTTAATCTGGTAAAGTAATAATAATCTGGCATAATTGGATCTCCAACATTATCAAGTGTAATATCATCAACAACATATATTTCATTTTTATCTAGTCCTCGTTTATCTGGTCCTATAAATTTTATATAATCACCTTCTTTATAATTTGGTTTATTTTTAGATAAATCTCTAAAAAATTTTTCACTTTTACCATAATAGTTCAACTCTTCATATGTTTTTAAAATCCTCATAACTTATATATAATTTTTTTATAATTATTATTTTTAATATATAATACATGAAACATATTAAAATGTTTGAAGATTTAAATAAGGAACCAGAAGTTGGAGATTATGTGTTAGTAAGAATAGATTTAAAAATGTATGTACTCAAAGATGTTGTGAATAATTTTATTAATAATAATATAGGTAAAATAGCATATAAATATACAGAGAATGTAAAAGTGGTGTATGACAATCCACCTCCCGAATTAGAAAAATGGTTTGGATTTAATGGTGCACGAACATTTGATATGGATAGAATTGTTGATTTTGATAAATCAAAAGAAAAATTAAAATTAAGATTAGCAGCAAATAAATATAATATATGAAATATTTAAAAACATATGAATCCAGATATAAAGAAACTAATATTGATAAAAAATATTATGTTTGGAAAGCTCCAGCAAGATACGGTCTTGGAATAACATTAGCTATTATAAAAATTAATAGCATTTTAAATGGTTCTATATACTATGATGCAATTAGAAGAACCGATGGTAATTATTATGATTTTTTTACAAATTCTGTTAAAACTAGTTATACGTATAAAGGTAATAAAGTGAGTCTTTCTTATTGGAAAAGAAATATGGTGACTGGGTTATTGTTTGAAGCAGATAGTTTAGAAGATGCTGAAATGTTTTATGAATTAAAATTAAGCGGGGAGAATGTTACAAGAGATAATTTTGATTTATATAAAAATGCAAAAAAATATAACATATGATATATCTAAAAAAATACGAAAATTATATTGAGTTGAAACCATCAGATTTCGCAAAAGTTAATCCAAGGAATTCCGTTTTTAGAAAATCAGAACATGAAACAATAGCTAGAAATATAATGGTAATTTTATCTAGAACTGGTAATAAATTTAGACATCTCTCTTGGAAAGAATATAAAAAAGAAAGATTAAAAGATGGTCAATTTACAGATATGGAAAAACATTATTTTGATGATGTGTTAAGTTGGTGTGTTGGACCAAAAAAAGCTAAAAAATTTAGTATTGCTTGGGACATTAAAGCTGAAGCAGAAATTGACGCAGAAAAATATAATATATAATGAGATACATTAAAGCATATGAACAAAATAATTATACTATAGATAATAAATCTATAGTTAAATTTCTCAATAAAATAATTAAAAAAGTTGATGATAAACATCATCAATATTCAGTATATATTTCTAATAATAATAAAATTTCATTATATGAAAATAGTAATTCCGATTTCACAGAACTAATTTCACATATATTTATTCACACAATCGCTAAAGTATTAACATTTAATGTTTACAATCCAAAATATACTATAAATGATACTCTAATAAAATATTTTTCAATAACTATGGAATTAATGTATGAAAATGATTATGATTTTTCATTTAAGTTTGATAGAAATACCAAACTAAATACTAATAATTTTGAAATATTATTAAACTCAAATAAATATAACATATGAAACATTTAAAAACATATGAAGAAAATATAATAAAAAGCGAACCTCTACCATCAAATATTAAATTGGTTGATGTATTATGGAATGGTTTTTATACAAATTTTAATGGTGGTTTATCGCAATTAGGAGTAGGAGATCATACTAATAAAGGAACAATTATTAGCAGACGTGATTTTAGATCAGATTTATATTTTACAACAGAAAATGGAGAGTTTAGAGCAAATTTATTTAAAGTATATACATCTGATAATTATTGGAATTTACAAGATTTTATAAAAATGAAAAAAGATTTAAATAAATATAATATATGAAACACTTAAAAACATATGAATATTTTACAAATTTATCAGATGCAAAATTCAAAGTTGGTGATTACGTTAAATTAACACCCAGAGAAAATATACATAATGAAATAAAAGATTTTCTAAATAACAATATAGGTCAAATACATAATATAGAATTTAATAAATTTGGAAAAAAATATTACTTTTATAATGTTAGGTATGATAATGTACCAAAAAATATTTTTAAATATACAAGATATATGGGTTCGATGACAGATGGATTAAAAGAGCAAGGTGAAATTTTCACAGCAGATAAAGAGAACCTTATTAGATTGGCAACACCAGAAGAAATTGAAATTATGAAAGTTAAAAAAGATTCTGAAAAATATAATATATGAAATACCTTAAAGCATACGAAAAACATATTATTGAATTAGATAAATATAAAGTAAAATTGAAAATAGGAGATTATATTATTTTTAAAGATAAATACATGAATCATTGGAAAGATGTATATAAAGGATTATTTAATTGTGGTAAAATAATTAATGGTAATAGTAATTATAATTATACTATAGCGGTTTCAACATTAAGTGGTATTATAAATTTTTATTTAGATAAAACTTTTATTGAAAGAAAAGCAACAACAAAAGAAAAAGAAGAATTAGAAATAAAATTAACAGCTAATAAATATAATATATGAAACACTTAAAAATATACGAACTTTATAATAAAAAAGATATTAAAAAATACACAGTGTATGTTCATGAAAATAAAGATTATTTTATTGACCGTATTGCTAACTATAAAGGTGATAGTGTAATATATCATATGCTATGCAAATATGACAATGACACAGATGAAATTAATGATACTGATGTGTCAGATATAAAATCAGAATGTAAAATTGATAAATATATACCAAATGTGTTGTTTACGTCAAAAAAAATTAGATGATTGCAAAAATTTTTTAAACCTGTATGTTAAATCTAAAAAATATAATTTATGACAAAAGCGTGTAAAGATAAAAAAATAACAAAGTTGATTCACCTAAATTTAAATGTAAAAAATGTGATTTTAAAGTTAGTAAAAAAGAAAACGTTTGTCATCCAGAAAAATTACAATAAATCTAAATTGCTCAATTTTTCTTTTCTCATCTCTATTTTAATATCAAACAATTTTTTATTTAATACCAAAGTATTTGAATTGAGATAAAGAAATCTTAAACTATCACTATCACTATTATCTGCATCATATAAATATATCGGATAAATTCTAGATGTAGGTTTAACAACTTCACCAGAACTATACCATAAATATTTATTTTTAAATAAATATTTTTGAGCAAATATAAATTCCTCACTATTATTACATTGTATATAAAAATTCTTATGCATTATTGTTCCATAAATTTTTTAATCTATCTAATTTATTTCTTCTATCATAAGCTAAACTATTAATCCATATATTGTCTTTGAAATATTTTTCAACTTCTTGAATTTTATAAGAAACACTATTATCAAAACCATCTTCATTCCATTTAATGTCGCAAGAATATTCATACACTTTAGATATAGTATATTCTGTATCTCCATATTTATGAACAACAAATTTAGTACCCGCCTTTATCATACTTTTTTATTGCAAATATAATTAAAAATTTTTAGAATTTATTTTAAATATTGTATTTTTTTGTTGACAATGAGAGTTCTAATTCAATTCTATCTTTTGAAAATTTTACAATTTCGTTGGAGTTAAAACCTCTGGAATTTTTATACCCAAAATGTAAAAAATAATTAGATATATCTTTTGGTATATTATTATATCCGACAATATAATCAAAACCAAATTCATTCTTTGCTATTATTTTACCAACATTAACTTCCAAATAATAATTAATATTTTTACTGGTAACATTATCATCAGCACTCAAAAAATCCTCATTATCTGAACAAATAACATAGTCACCAATATTGGGCTCTTTATAGTCTCCAAATCTATCTATTATCATATATTATACCTTTTTATATTTCTATATAATTCTGGATCAATATCTAAATGTACAGTTATCTTATCATCATCAATAGCATGTGAATCATCAATATCTTCTATCACAAATTGTATAAAATCAACCTGAAATCTATTGTTACCTGGATCTTCGAATCCAGTATGAAACTCTACATCTTCACAAATACCTGTATGAGTTTCACCACAATCAGAACATTGAAAACTTATCACCTTACCGATAAATGATGTCTCAAGTAAATATCTATATTCATCTTCCTTTTTTAATATTTCATTTTTACCCAAATCTCTCACTGTTTCTTCCATTTCATATATTAACTTATATACATTAATATATAATTTACCATCCTCTTCATAAATATTCTTCCAATTATACTTACTTGTTGATTCATATGATTTTAAATGTTTCATATGTTATATTTATTTACTGCTAATTTTAATTCAAACTCTTCAATTTCTGATGATATAAGGCTTCTAATGATTGATTCTTCAGAAAACCAAGCATCGTCAAGCAAATCATCGTATATTGTATATATTAATACATTATAACTAATACCCGCCCTATCTATAATTTTAGCGTAAGGTAAGTAATTATCATATGCTACATATACATAATCACCTTTTTTATAGTATTTATTTTTATATCTTTTCAAATGTTCCACGTATTATATGTTATATTTTTTTGCTTCTTTTTCAATTCTAATTTCTTCAACACGATCTAAAAAAACTTGAATTAATCTTAATAATTCTTCATCTTTTCTCTTATTTGCAAATTTTATTAAAATACCTAAGGTTATAGAATTTATTGAGCCACTTGAGTTTAATATATTAACTTTACGTGGATACTTTTCAAAAAAATATTTTTGAATGTTCTTTCGTAGTGGTGAAGTTGACCTTAAATCACCCCAAAGTCCACCAATTAAACCATGATAATAATTACCATCTTTTATAAAGTTATCAAAATTTGCTATCATATATTATATTTTTTTGCATCCTTACTCAATTCATATTCCTTATATTTAGCAGGATATATTTCTTTAATTTCTTCTGGTGTATATGTTGATGTCATATCAACCAAAGGTGTATAAAAATCACCATATCCGTGTTCTTCTTCTGATAAATCACCATTAGGTAAAATTCTTTTCCAATACCAAAAATTACTCACTCTACCACCAGATAAATATTGACCACTAATTATATAAACATCACAAGGATAATAATCTTTATTAAACCTCCAACCACTAAACTTCACTATTGAATTTATTTCTGGTGATGTTATTTGTTTACCATTAAAATCTTCAAATGATTTAGTATATTTCATAATATTATATATATAAATAAAAATTTATTTTTTAAAAATAATATATAATCTGTGAAATACCTAAAAAAATACGAAAATTATAATAAAGAATATATTTATGATATTAGAACTCTGTTTTCTAACTTAAAAAAAATTATCATATTACTTCGAAGATTATTATAAATTTATAGACCTATTTAAAGAAATAACAAATAAAATAGAATATAAATACTCAATGCCTTTTTTTGGATTTACTAATCAAACAGAATCACAATATAATCCAATAATAGATACAGTAACAAAAGAATTACATGAAATATTTTAAATGGCTGTTGATAGTGATTATGATGCTATTTATAACTATTTTAAAAATAAAAATTTTGGTGATTTTGAATCAAAAGGTCGAAATGGTAACACATATTATCGTGTAAAAAGTCATACAGCAGAAGAATTAGAAAAACAGGTAAATTCTCAATATATAAATAAACCATATTTTGAAACTAATTATAATCGCAGAAGAACATGGGGAGATGAAGGAAATAATGAGAAAGATTATAAAACAATTAAAGAAATTATAGCAAAATCAGATTTAAATGATAAATATAATATTAAAGTTTGGAATGATGAAAGAAAAAATGAAGTTATAATTATACATAAAAATGCTCCAATATTAAATTCTGAACAACTTGAAGAAATTGAAAAAGCCAAAGAATATGGCTTAAAAAAATATAATTATCTATTACCATTAGTAGGAATGGGCGATCATGTCAATAAATATAATATTTAAATTATTTAAATAATTTTTTCCTATTTATTTTTTTTAATTTATCAGCACGTTCTTCACGATCATTCATATAATGTACAATAGTTTTTCTTTCTATTTTAATTTTTTCCTTATTAATTATATAATTTCTAGAATCATATAAATCATCAAATTTTATAAATATTCTAAAATCACTCATAGTAGCTGAACAAATAGCAATTATTAAAAAAGCAATTGGTAAAGATATAAGACCAACAGGAAAATTATTGCTGTTAAATTTTATACCAAATATAAAAAACATAATAGTCAGTGCTACAAAAAATGCTGTTGATAAAAGAGCATAACCATAAGGTGCTACTATTTTTGACCAAAATAATCCATATTTTTTCTGAACATAAAAAGTAGATTTACCATTAATTTTTTCAATTATTCTATACATATAATTTTTTTTATTTCAAATATAATAAAAATATTTAAAACAAAAAATTTTAAAAAAATTTTTTTTAAATAATTTTTTAACTATATTAGTAAAATATTAATGTAATATGAAGATAAAATTAAAAATTGGTGATTTTGTTAAAATAAACGAAAAATTATCATGTTTTGGTGGTATTAGACCCATGTGGTTTTCACCAGAGATATTTCAAATTATAAATATTGATTATAATTCTGAGTACCCATTAGCTTATTTAGACAAAAATTTATCACGTAATAATAATAATAATACTATAGCAACATATTATCTTTTACCAGCAATAAAGAAAAATAGAAAAGAAAAATTAAATAAAATATACGAAAATAAATGAAAATAGAAATAATAGAAGATATTGATTTGAATACTATTATACAAAATAATGAGTATTGGAATAGACCATCAACACCATTAACATATAGAATAGCAATTAAACTTCAAAACACAATATATGAAAATAGGAGATAATATAATTTGTGTGGATCCATGTATAATGAGGTCAGACCGAAGACATACCACCACAGTTAATAAAATATACCAAGTAATAGATATTATAGGTGACTCTTATTATATAATTGATGATGAAAATGAGAGACATAGTTTTGATTTAGCAACTTTTAATAAAAAAGATGGCTACTTTAGTGATTTTAAACAAAATAGAAAAAATAAATTAGATAAATTATATGACATATGTACTGAAAAATATTAAAAATGGTAAATATTGGTGCTCTTATGATAATTACGACTATAGATTTTCTAGCAATATAGAAGATGCTACGAAATTTCAAAATTCAGCAGATACATATGATGAATATATAAAAATTAATTATAAAACAGAACTTAGAAAACTTAAATTACAAAAAATAGATGAAAACAATATTTAAAATTGGAGACAAAGTAATAATAAATCCAAAAAAAGTATATTCAATACTTAAGAGCAATCCAAAATGGACTCTTACAAATGAAATTTTCACAATAACACAAATATCAAGAGAAGTAGATAATAATGATAATCAAATAGTTTATATAAATAAAGTGCTATCAATGGGTTCAGACAAAATAACATCATCATACCTGGATAATATCAAAGAATGTAGAAAACTTAAAATTCAAAAAATAAATGAAAAAAGGAGATAAATTAATATATCAAGAAGGTAGCATACTATTAAAAAAAAATAGAATTTTTTATTTTGATTACTATGATATACACGATAACAATTTTGCTTATGTAATAGATCAAAAAGGTATGAGTCATTGGGTACCAATAAATTTTTTTATAAATCTTAAACAAGAAAGAAAAGAAAAAATACAAAAATTAAATAATATAAATGAAACACAATTTTAAGATAGGAGACTATATAATAATAACCAAACGACCATCAATTTGGTCTAGTACGTTAAATGGAAATTGTCCTGTTAATAAAAGAATAAAATATCCATATTATTGTCAAATAGAAAATTTAAAATTTGTAGAACATAATAATCACTGGGCAATGACAGAAGGAATTTACGGTTAGTCATTATCTCAATTAATAGTAGAAAAAATAATTGTTAAAGATGATAAAAAAACTAGAAGAGAAAAAATACAAAAATTAAATGAAAGAAGGAGATAAAGTATTTTGTATAAAAAACCTTATACGTAAAAATGACAGTCAAAAATATATTGTAGTATTAAAAAGTAAAAAATATACAATATTAGAAATTAAATTAGATGTTCTAGATAAATATATTAAAACTACATCAGAAAATGGAGAAAAATATTGGAGCATAAAAAATTTTGGTACATATTTTATATTTTCAGACTATTTTATATCAGAAAAAGAATTAAGAAAAGATAAAATAAAAAAAAATAAATGAAAGTAGGTGATAAAATATTGTGTATAAAGAATAGAGAAAAGATAAATTTAAAAAATAATACTTATACTATTCAAAAAATTGATATTGATAAAAATCAAATTTCGATTAGTGTTGAAACTAATCAATATCATATTTGTTGTCATTATATTTATCAACCATCATCAAAAATGAATAAAAAATATTATTATATTTTTGAAGATTATTTTGCAACTAAAAAGGAAATTAGAAAACAAAAAATACAAAAACTAAATGAAAAAACCAAATGATATGAAATCACTAAACGTTATATGTATAAAAACATTCACAATTAATAATATAACATATAGAGAAAATTTAAAATATCATATAATACAATATGTATCAAATGTTATTAAATATAATAACTTTTATATTTATGATGAAAAAATTAAAGTCACAACAAATCCAACATATTCACTAAATATCAAATATAGAAAATACTTTATGACAGAAAAAGAATTGAGAACACTTAAAATACAAAAACTAAATGAGTCGAGTAAAATATAAAATAGGTGAAGTTGTAATATATCATCAAAAAAAACCAGATGTTAAACAATTGGTTAATGGTAAAAAATATACAATAGCCAACATTGGTTTTTATATGAAAATAAGTGAAAATTCTGTGTTTTATTGGATAAAAGAAGATAAGCAAAATAATCACTACCACATAGAAAATTTTATAACAGAAAAAGAATTAAGAAAACTTAAAATAGAAAAAATAAATGAAAGCAGGAGATAAACTATATTGCACTAAAACTTTAATACATCATGGTAGAATATTTTTTTTAGAAAATAAACTACACAAAATAGAATCAGCAGATAATTACAATATAGAAATTATAAATGATATGTCAAACCTTTTTTTATCATCAAATTTTCATCTATCACCATTTAATGCTGACGATGATTATAATTTTTATGACTATTTTATGACAGAAACCGCATATAGAAAACTTAAACTTAAAAAACTAAATGAAAGCAGGAGATAAACTATATTGCACAAAAACTATAGAAAAACATGGTGTTACATTCTTTCTTGAAAATAATTTTTATACAATAGAACTAGTTAGAATTAATAGAGTACAAATTATGAATGAAAGACCTAATAATGATTCATCAAGTTTTTATACAATAAAAAAAGATACAACAGATGAATTTAAATTTCATGAACACTTTTGTACACTAATACAATATAGAAAACGTAAATTAAAAAAATTAAATGAATAGAGAATTTAAAATAGGAGATTTGGTGATATTAAACTTTGAAAAAATCTTAAAATATAAAGGTCATATACCAGATTGGTACACAACAGAAACATACGAAATAATTGATATGACACATGATTGCGCATATCTTGAGCCAGAATTTCCAAACCCTTTAAAAAATTTTAATACAATAACACCTGAGTTTCTAAAATTATCAATAATAACTGAAAGAAAAGAAAAACTACAAAAATTAAATGAAAGTTAAATGTATAAATAACGAACCTTACTACTTCTTTCAATTAACAAAGGAACAATGGTACACAGTAGTCAAGGAAAATGAATTAACATATTCAATGTTCTGTGATATAGGTTATATAGATATATTTGAAAAAGAATGTTTCGCAACAGTAAAACAAATTAGAAAAGAAAAGTTAGAAAAATTACAAAATGCTTAAAATAGGAGATACAATATATTGTGGCGATAAATGGGAAAAAGAAAAACATAATTATCTATGCTTTCTATCACCCAATAAAAAATATAAAATATTAGATATGAAATCAGAATATCTTAATATTTTATCAGATGATGGTAATAAATATTGGTATATTGACAAATTTTTTATATCAGAAAAAGAAGTTAGAATGATAAAATTGAAAAAACTAAAATCAAATAAATGGATGAAATATTTAAAATAGGAGATATTGTTATATTAAATAAAAAAGAAATTCTAAAATGGTGTCACAATACACTACCAATTTGGTATTCTGCAGATGAATTTAAAATTGTTGGTCATGATAAAATTATGAAAGATGTGGTGATATTAAATAAAGATTTACCTAATTTAAATCCAATGGTCGAACCTAATAAAATACGTAATACACTTATAAAAAAAGCAACAAAAGTAAATAGAAGAGAAAAATTAAAAAAATTAAACTTAATAAAATAAATGAAAGGATTATTTAAAATAGGAGACATTGTCACATTATATAAACCAGAAATTTTAAAATGGTGTGGCGGTAAACTACCAAAATGGTACACCTCAGAACACTTCAAAATTATTGAACATGATAATTATCGTAATATATTAACATTAGATAAAAATTTACCTAATATAAATGATATTGATAAAGCCAACAAAATACACGAAACATTTGTTGAAAAATCAATAAAAATGAATAGAAGAGAAAAACTAAATAATATAAAATGGAAATAATAGCCAAAAAAAATTTTAAAAAAGGAAAAGCTAAACTCACAAAAAATAAAACATATGACGCAACATATCATAAAGATGAAGGTTGGTTAGTAGTTGAATATTTTGAATTCTTTGATGATAATAACCAAAGAAAAATATTACATCCAAGTAATTTTAAAGACTTTTTTTTTACAAAAAACGAATATAGAAAACTTAAATTGAAGAAATTAAAAAATGAATGAAAATAATTTAAAAAGAGGCGACTGTGTACTTTGCATAAAAAATGTATATGACGAAGAAGGAAAAATTTTACATATTTATGGAAAAGAATATGAATTATTTTCACATATTAATTCTTATAATGATGGATATTATGTATAATGAGTGAGGACGCTGTTTCTTATAAAGCATTTAATTTTTTCTTTAATTTGTTAAATAAAGATAAAACGCATGATGATATTAATTTTTATCACAGAGGTACTTGTGCAAGGTGTGGTAGGACTTTAACTGTACCAGAAAGTTTGGTTAATGGATTTGGACCAGAATGTAATGGTCTTAAATCTAAAAAGTCATCAGAAGTTAGAAAAAAAGCTTCAAAAAATAAATAGACTTTATAAATAATATAAACAAAAAAGTCTTTTCTAATTAAAATAAGAAAAGACTTTTTTAATGCAATTAAATTCTTATCAAGAATACACTTTTAATAAGTTGGCTAAATATAATAAATCAATAGTATTATGGCCAAGACAAAGTGGTAAGTCATATTTAATTATTTCTGTTATTGAAGATTTTATAAAAAATAATTCAGATAAAGATATATTACTTCTTGTACACAATACAAGAAGTGAATATTATATTTTTTCAAAAATATTAAAAGAAATTGGTGCATATGTTTCAAAAAATAATAAAAGTATTAATAAATTGTCATTTATAAACAATAATGATGTAACTATAAAAAGTATAAATTCTTACGATTCTATATTACACAAAATTAAACCCGAATTAATAATTTATGATGAGGTTTTTAATTTTAATTATCAAAAAAATATTATATTGGATTATTATATTAAAAATAATAATTGTAAATGTGTATTTACATCAACCTATTTTTATTTAGAAATGATTAAAATGTTAGATTATTATAATGATTTTTATATTAATATAAAGCCGTCTGTTAATGTTATTTTTGATAATGAACAATTGTATAATTATAATGACATAGTGAAAAATTTATATTATAAACCAGAACATTTATTAGATGTTATGAGTACTAA